AAAATGGTTCATCTTTGCCATATTAGAACAACTGTGTTGATACGAGATTTTTATCTCAAATCAGCACTTTTTTGTTATTTTAGGGCATTTTTGGTGGGGTTCAAATCCCGTTACCGATTAAAATGCCTATTTTTTAATTGGCTTAAAATTGTTATCTGTTATGCATTACCACGAAAGGTCTTGAAAAACCACGAAAGCTTATTGTTGCCCACGAAAGGTACACGAAAGCACCACGAAAGGTCAAGGCTATCCTGTAAGATTACAAATAAGTTTGTGAGAACGAATATTTTGTTTGTGAGAATGGACAGTTCAATTGACAGAACAAAACTTTTGATATATAATATTATCAAATACTAAGCGAGGTATGAATATGGAAATATCTTATAACAAACTTTGGAAGGTCTTAATAGACAAAAATATGAAAAAAATTGATTTAAAAGATTTGGCTGGTATTAGTTCATCATCTTTAGCCAAGCTTGGTAAAAATGAGCCAGTAACTTTAGAAGTATTAATGAAGATTTGTGAAGCTTTAGATGTTAATATTGGCGATATCGTAGAATTTATCAAGAAGGTGTAAAATGAATAAAGTTTTAAATATTGCTACTGTATTTAGTGGTATTGGTGCTCCTGAGCAAGCATTACATAAATTAGGAGTAAAGCATAAAATAGTATTTGCATGTGATAATGGTGAGATTGAGATAAAAAAAGATGTGGATGAAATTAGATCCGAGATTTCAAATATTAAGCCAAAAGATGTAAATGACTACATCAAAAAAATCTATGCTAGTAGTGGAAAACATAATTATATGAAAGACAGCTACTTTGCAAATTATGACATAAACGAAGAAAATTGGTATGAAGACATAAGGTTCCTCGATGGCAAACCTTATAAAGGTAAGGTCGACATCATGGTCGGAGGCAGTCCGTGTCAAAGCTTTTCTATTATTGGAAAAAGGGCTGGACTAGAAGACACTAGAGGAACACTTTTTTATGACTATGCAAGGCTTATTAAGGATGTTCAACCAAAAGTTTTCATATATGAAAATGTTCCTGGAATGCTAACGCATGATAAGGGAAACACATGGAAAGTCATTAGTTCGGTTTTTGATTCTTTGGGATATAAAGTATATAAATCCTTATTAAATGCAAAGGATTATGGTATCCCTCAGGATAGAACCAGATTATTTGTTGTTGGATTTAAAGATAATAGTGTTAATTTTGAATTTCCTAAGCCAATTAAGTTAAAAACTTCGTTCTTTGATTATCTTGAGGATAATAATAGTGTAGAGGTGAAACATTATCTTGGAAAGAAGGGATTTGAGTTTGTTACAAATCCTAAGTATAGAAATAGAGCAAGAATTAATCCTGAAATCATCCAAACGCAAAAAGCAAATCAGCAGTTTAATTGGAATGGAGATTTTGTTTTTGTTCCATATGAAGAAATCGCAAATAATGAAAAAATACTTGAAAGAGCATATGTTTCAGAATGGAATGGAAGACGCGGAGTCATTAGACAGTTGACTTATAGAGAATGTTTAAGATTGATGGGGTTTAGTGATGATTTTAATGTTGTTGTTCCAAATGTGCCTGCATATCGACAAGCAGGAAATTCAATTGTTGTAAATGTTCTTGAAGCAATTTACAAAAAGATTTTTGAGGCGGTGAACATTTATGAAGATTAAATTAGCTACAGTTTTTAGTGGTATTGGTGCAATTGAATTTGCTTTAAAAAGATTAAATATAGAACATGATATAGTTTTTGCTTGTGATAACGGCGAAAGAGAAGTCTCTTATGATCTTGAAAAGGAACGAGAGGCTGTTCGAAAACTTAATTCAATTGATGAGAAAAGAAAATATGTTGATAATTTATACTTGTCATTAACAAGTTCAAAAAACTATGTTGAGCAAAGTTATTTAGCAAATTATCCTCATTGTAGTAAAAATAGATATTTTCAAGATGTTGTTTTACTAGATGGTAGAGATTTCCATAATCAAGTTGATTTATTCGTTGGTGGAAGTCCATGTCAAAGTTTCTCTTCTGTTGGTTTTCAAGCCGGATTGGAAGATACTAGAGGAACCCTATTTTATGAATTTGCAAGGCTTGTGAAAGAAATTAACCCAAAAGTATTCATATATGAAAACGTTAGAAATCTCTTAAATCACGATAAAGGAAATACATGGAGAGTTATTAAGCAGGTTTTTGATGAATTAGGATATGACTATAAATTTGATGTGTTAAATGCCGCTGATTATGGTATTCCACAAACTCGTAGACGATTATTTGTGGTTGGTTTTAGGAAAGATTTAAATTTAAACTTTAACTTTCCACCAGCAACTAAAAAACTTAAATATGTAATGAAAGATTTTACTGAAAACAAGTGTCATATTGGTGGAATGTCATATGACAAGAGTGGAAATATTGTGTTTGATAATATACCTGGTAAACCTGATGAAAAGTACATACTAAGTCCTAAACTATATGATTATGTAATGAAGACAGGAACCAAAACGTTTGTTCAGCGTGTTGAAATTAATAAAGATATTGCTAGAACACTATTAAAAACAATGGGAAATAGGCATAGAGCTGGAGTAGATAATTATGTTTCATTTGATGGAACAGAAAATCTTGGGTCAGTTAGAATGCTAACGGAAAGAGAAGCACATAGACTTATGGGCTTTACGGATGACTATAAAATCATAGTATCTAGAGCTCAAGCTTATAAACAAGCAGGTAATTCTATAGTTGTAGATGTACTTATGGAAATTTTAAAGGATATTGTTAAAACAGGTGTCTTTGATTAAAGGAGGTAAATGGAATGCTTAAGTTAAATGATGAGAAAAATATTCTTGAGGGCGAACTAAAATTAAGCGACTGTGAGCGTGAATTTGTTGTTAAGTGGCTTAGTGGATCAAGTCAAGCTAGTTTCTTTATAGGTGATACGCAAGAACTACATGATGAAGTTAAGAATTTTATTCATGGCAAACATAAATGCTATTTAGACCTACCTTCTTATGTCAGTTATCTAAAAATTGTTAAGCAAATATCCGCCAAATATAAGTCAATGTATCATGGACCAATTGATAAAATTGATGATTATATAAGTAAGTACTCCCATATTAATCAAGAAGATGCTGTCGTTATATTAAGTTATGATGAAAATGATAGGTATATTAGAATTCTCAATGATAAATCAGGATATAACAACAATAGACTGATTTTTGGGGATAATGCTCTTAAAAACGGCGATGACTTTAGGCACTCTTTTATGGGAGGAATTACAAACATCAAGATAAAAAAAGAAAACGATAAATATTTAATGTCAATTAGATTAATAGATAACTGGAGGGACGTTATTATGCAAGAAAAAGGAAAAAAAGTAAATTTAGAAGCACTCGTTAATATATATAATGATGAAATGTATCAAAATATTAATGATGGAAAGACAAAAGAGGAAGCTGCTCAAATCTTTGGTGTAAAATACGCTCCATTACTAGAAAATAATAAAGATAAATTTACTTACAAAGACATTGTTGATAACTCATCTTTCAAAGGCGATGAATTAAAGGATGCAGTTGCAATTGGAATCAAAATGTCCTCAGCTATCATATGGTCATCAGATTTTGCTGAAGAAAATGATTTAATAGATGACAATAATGATGGAAATTACAAAAAGTTTAAGAGCCTATTAGGATGGTTTATAAAACAGTTAAATATTAACAATGGCTTAGAGTCAGGAACTAAGACTTCGGGACAAGGTTATAAAGAAGGCTCCGCTATAAGAGAACAATATAAAGAGTGGCGTGATTATGGTGATTTTACACTAGACTGTAATATTATTGCGGGCTATCAAAGTGCATTTTCAAAAGTAAATTATATTAATAAAACTGAAACTGGAATTAATGTTAGACCTAGATTTGATAAGGCTACTAAAGAAATTGTTAGTGTATACATCGATGTATACGATCCAGATAATGTTTTTACAAATGATATTTCCAACATTGTTGAGACAGAATATAAAACTAGAGATTTAGAGTTGTTTGATGGCAAAGAGCCTAACGATTTATTAAAAGAATTATTTGATAATTTTAAGAAAGTAATTGAAACATTAACATTACCAAATAATAAAACAAAAGAACTTCCAACTCGTAGTCCAAGAACAACTAAGATTCATCCATTAAACGCAATTCTTTATGGTGCTCCAGGAACTGGTAAAACATATGCCACAGCTGAATATGCGGTTGCCATTATCGAGAATAGAGATATTAAAGATGAAGACCGTGAAGAGTTGATGAAGAGATATAGAGAACTTCAAAAAGAAGGAAAGATTACATTTACAACTTTCCATCAAAGTTATGGATATGAAGACTTTATTCAAGGTTTAAGACCAGAAACAAAAGATGGTGTTATGGAGTTCAAACCTGTTGATGGAGTGTTCAAGAGAATTGCTGATAAAGCATTAAATGATAACAATAGTAATTATGTAATCATTATTGATGAAATCAATAGAGCTAATATGTCTAAGGTTTTAGGTGAATTAATCACTTTAATTGAAGAAGATAAGAGATGGGGCGAAGTTAATCAATTATCGGTTACACTTCCATCAGGTGAGGTTTTTGTCGTACCGAATAACTTATATATCATTGGTACAATGAACACAGCTGATAAATCTATCTCAATCATTGACGTTGCGTTAAGAAGAAGATTTGAATTTATCGAGCAACAAGTAGATCCATCTAAAGTGGCTGATACTAAACTAAGAGAAGTTCTTAATAAAATTAATTCTAAATTAAAGGATGAGACCGATAGCACAGACCTATTAGTAGGTCATGCTTACTTTATGAATAAAACTATTGACGATTTAGATAAATTGCTTAATAGAGCTATTATTCCTCTATTATATGAATACTTCTTTGATAATGGAAAGAAAGTAAAGAGTGTGATTGAAGAAGCAATTAGTGACACAGGATATAAAGTTGATTCTAGTACGTTAGGAAGAATAAAAGTTGTAAAGGAATGATAGGATGGCTACGATTATTAATCAATTTGAAGAGAAAGTAATCAAGAATAATAGTCTTCCTGTCGAATGGCAATCCGAATCTGCTCTTAACGAATTAGAAGAGTTTCTTCAAGAAAACTGGAATCAAAGAAAAGCTCTTTATAATGATGAGGAACTATATACAAAACAACAGTTTTTAGGCTTTACTTCACGAAGAGGTATATCGACTAAAAACTATGTTGGAACGATAGTATTTAAAGGTCAACAATTAAATATTTATCCTAAAATGTTTAGAGAAGAAAAAGAAGACGATGATACTTCAGAACTCGAACTAAATCATTTGATGGGTAATTTGATTCAATGGTTAGAATACTGCTCAAAGTTTGAGTTTCCTTATATCAACATAAAGAGTGAACTTAAAGGTGTAGATAATCTTAAGGAATTATTTATTACAGTATTTGTTAAGAATCTAACTCAGTGCTTTGAAAGAAGTGGATATTTCCAATATGAAGAAAAGACTGAGGACTTATCTTCAATAAAAGGAAGATTTGATATTAAAGATTACTATACAAGAAAATATGCTAATGGTGTATTGGATAAATTCCAATGCACTTATTCTAGTTTTGAATTTGATAACCTTTTGAATAGAATCATTAAATATACTTGTAAAAAGATAATTACTGATACTAGATCATCAAATCAAAAAGCTATTAGATCGATTCTTACCAAATTATCTGACGTTGAGGATGTAAGATGTACGCCGAAAGACTGCGATAAGGTAAAACTTGGTAAGATGCATGCTAACTATAGAATCATTTTATCTATGTGTAAGATGTTTTTATTAAATTCAACATCGACATATACAGTAGATAATGCTGAATCGTTCTGCTTTTTATTCCCAACTGAATTATTATTTGAAGGGTTTATTGGTGGATTTATTCAAGATGTTATTGGTGGTCAAGGTAAGGTCAAGCTTCAAGCAAGCGAGATGGATTTAATTGACTCAATAATAATTGATGGCAAAGAGATATCAACAGGTGGATTCAATATGAAACATGATATTCTTTGTGATCTAGGCGATAAGGGAATATTCGTATTAGATACAAAATATAAGCAAATCCAAAGACTAGAAGGCAATACTGAACAAGAAATAAGCCACATTGTGAATAATGAAGTTTCTCAAAGTGACCTATATCAAGTTATTACCTATGCATCAAAAAGAAATACAGATAAAGCTTATTTACTATATCCAACCTATAGATTTGAAGATATAGAAACCAAAGCTCCTATAATGAAATCTAAGGTTAAAGATAAAGACGGATTAGAAAAAGAAATTAATGTGCATGTTGTTAGATTACCTTTTGTCTTTGAAGATGACATAGATAAAGTTAAGAGTAATTTAAAACAAGTTATAAAGAACATATTCGATTAGCAGGAGGTACCGATGTCACAAAAGAACGATAATTTTTTTAACGAAAAGAAAGAGTGGTCCGAGGTTAAGGACGAATTATTAGGCTGTTATTTTAAACCTTACTTTGCCAAAATTATTCATGCTCGATATCCGATATTATATGTTGATTGTTTTGCTGGAAAGGGAAAGTTTGATGATGGTAAAGATGGATCACCACTTATTGCTTTAGAAATAATTGATAATGCAATTGAAAGCAGTAATGCGGAAATACCTCCAATAGCTACTTATTTTATTGATTTAAACTATGCTGAAGACTTAAGAAATAATTTACCAAAGCCCAATTATAGAAGAAATATTCAAATAATTGATGGCAAATTCGAAGATAATATAGAGTTAATATTATCCAAAGCAGGTAAAGCAAATGTCTTTTTATATATAGACCCATATGGGATTAAGGCATTAAATGTTAAACAATTATGCTCGTTTATAAATAAGTACTCTTTAAAGGGCGTAGAAGTTCTTATTAACTTTAATTCCTTTGGCTTTTATAGACAAGCATGTAATGTTTTAAACGTCAAAATAGATAAGACCGTTCAAGGTATGTCAGAATTTTTGATTGAATATGATACTTCAAATGTAGAAAGTGAAGAAGATTTGAATACTATATTTGGTAGCAATTCATGGAAAGATATTGTTACACGTTGTAGAAACGGAAAAATAACAGCATTTCAAGCTGAAATAGAGTTGTCTAATGAATTTTGTAGAAATCTAACGAAAGGCTTTAAATATGTTTTAAATATGCCTATTAGAAGAAGTACTGAAATTAATCCAAAATATAGAATGGTACATGCTACAAATCATGCTGATGGTTGTTTATTGATGGCAGATAACATGTATAGTAGAAGCGAAGAATCAAGAATTAAACGAATGAATGGTCAAATGTCTATGTTTGAACTTGATGTAAATGACCGCGATATTATGTTCGGTGAAAAAGAAAATAATCTATTAGAAATGTTGACTCATGAATGGATTGAATGTAGAGATTTATTTTGCAACTATTATCTAAACTATGGTGTGACAACAAATACTAGTGGATTATTTCAAATACTAAAGGACAATGAAAATAAAATTGAAATAAGGAGAGATCCAGCTATTTCTGAAAAAACAGGAAAACCAACGAGATTTTGGAGCTTTGGTAAAGGTAATAAAATATATGTGAGGATGAAGTGAAATGGAAAAGATAACGAGAAAATCACTACTTTATAAAACTGAAGTAGAATATGGTGACTATACAGCCAACCATGTTTTAGGCTGTCAACACGGCTGCCTATATCCTTGTTATGCTTTCAATATGGCAAAAAGGTTTGGAAATGTAAAAACCTATAAAGATTGGATAACTCCTAAGTTGGTATCAAACGCTCTTGAACTTTTAGATGTAGAAATACCTAAACTAAAGAATAAGATTAAATCAGTCCAATTATGTTTTACAACAGATCCATTTATGCGTGATTATCCTGAAGTTGGTGAGATGACACTTAAAATTATTAATAGACTAAACCAGGATAACATAAAAGCTGTAATACTTACAAAAAGTGCTCTACCTGAAGATTTGCTAAAAACATCAAAAATTAATGAATACGGAATCACTTTGGTTTCTCTTGATGAGAAATTTAGAAAGAAATATGAGCCGTTTACTTCAAACTATGATGATAGAGTGAATGCACTAAAAAAGCTTCATGATAATGGATATAAAACTTGGGTAAGCATTGAGCCATACCCAACTCCAAATATATGTGAGCAAGATTTAAACGAGATTCTTACTAAGATATCTTTTGTAGATTATATAGTTTTTGGCCGCCTGCACTACAACAAGGAGGCAACGGCATATAAAGAACATAAAAAGTTTTATAATGAATGTTCAGCATTAGTCGAAGATTTTTGCAAAGCTAACAATATAAGAGTTCATATTAAAAATGGAACTAAAACCGATTAAGTAAAGGAGTGATAGGATGTTCCAAACTAACACGTTTTTAGAGTTTATAAAAAACAGCGATATATCTAGTAAAATACAGGATAGCGTGTTTAATTATTGCGAACACCATCATTCTTTTTTGTGCCAATGCATTTATGATTACGATGTATATCGAGTAGTGGATGTATCAAATGTAGATATTCATATCAACGCAGTATGGATTGATGATAATAAAGAATCATCACTAAATTTTGATATTGCCGTTGAAGTTGATGCTGAAGTCGAAGGTGTATATGGAAAACATCATGACCACGATTGTTTTAATTCTCATTTTTGGTTACTAATCAATTGCAAAGGTGATTTAAAAAACAAATTAAATGACTTTAAGATTGTAGGAATCTATGAATATGATGGAAAGAGTAAACCAAAGAAGCCGTTGTCTGGCGACTTGGTTCCTATCATTAAAAAAGAAGACTACGACACATATGCAACTGAAATATTAGAAAAATATTATCCTGAGGCGTTAAACTCCGCAATAAGAGTAGATGCTGAAGCATTAGCCAAACGAATGAAATTAACCATAGTTGAGGCTAATATTACAAATGATAGATCTGTATTTGGACAGTGTTTTTTTAATGATTCAGTAGAAGAATTATACGATAGCGAAGGCAACCCTTATAAACAAGAGATAAAGAAGGGTACAATACTTGTTGATTCTTTTGCAACATTTCTTTATTCATTTGGATCGAGAAGTATGACTATAGCACATGAATGCGTACATGCATATTATCATGGCAAGGCATTTATGTTCGCTCAGCTGTTTGATAAGGACTTAAAGTTTATAGGATGCAAAGTTAATGGTGGTACACAAGGATTATCAACTAGTCCGGTTTATTGGATGGAAAGACAAGCCAATGGTATTGCACCATGTATTTTAATGCCTTTTAAGCCATTTCAAGAATATGCACTTAAATTGATTAAAGATTATCATCAAATTTACGGTGGTAATGTTATCGATTTATTGCCCCATGTTATCGAAGAATTAGCTAAGACATACGACGTTACAATTTATGCCGCTAAAAAGAGGCTACTAGATGTAGGTATTCACGAAGCAGCTGGAGTTAATAATTGGGTTGATGATAAATATATTCGTCCTTTTTACTTTGCAAAAGGCAGTCTCCAAAAAGATGAAACCTTTACTATAAGTACTGCTAGTTTTTCACATAAATTATTATTTTCTAATAAAGATTTGTTCATGGATCTTATCGAAGGAAAATATGAGTTTGTTGAAAATCATGTTGTTTTAAATGATCCGATTTACATAAAAAAGAATCATAAAGGTGACTTAGTTCTAACTGAATATGCTCGTTTGAATTTAGATAAATGTGCTGTTAAATTTAAATGCAAAGCTATTAATAACGAATACGATAATAGCCTAACTACAATTTGTTATTTATGTAGAGATGTTTCAAAAGAAGTTGAATTTGATTTACAAGTAACTAAAAATCCTAATATTATTTTCAGCAAAGAAGGGCAAGAAAAACATGCCAAACATAGCGAGAATGTTAATGAAATTGTCAAGAACATCTCATCAATGCGTTTTGGAGAAATATTAAAATACTTGATGGACTTCCTTCAAATCAGTGAGAAAGAACTTAGTATCGATGCCGATGTCGATGAAAGAACAATAAGAAGGTATTTAAATGGTGAAAATAAAGACCCTAACAAAAAAACTATTGTTGCTATCATAAGAGCTTTAGATTTGCCACCAAGAGTTAGTGATATCATTTTGAAGCGTGCAGGAATTTCACTTGTAGATGGTGATGTCGTTGATGATGCTATTGTTGATGTATTAATGTGTTTTAGAGAATCTAACTATAGGGAAGTTAATAGATTTTTTACTATGAAAACAGGTGAGCCTTTGACAAAACACAAATCATAAAAAATATTCGGACAGGGGTTGTCCGTTCATAATTATAAATATTTAGAGGATTTATACCTTAATTGGTATGGTCCTCTTTTTTTATGCTCATTTTTTGAAAACAGTCGATATTTAGGCACTTTTTAAGCGGACAGGTGCTGCCATAGAGATAAAAAAGAAGTGTGATATTATTCAATCGAAAGATGAATTTTAAGCATCTTTTCTTGGAAATTTGCTACTTCCAAGGTATCCGACCCTATGAAGAATAGCTACCTTTGTAGGGATCGCAATCGGATGCGAATCAATAACTAAATAATTAGCAGTCAAACCTATTGCGAAGGAGCGATTGCAAAGAGTCAGATAAGGCTTAAAAGCTGTATCTCTTTTTGTTTCGCTCATCCACATTAGGTGGTCATGCTTTGAAACCTTTTCTGACAAAGAAATTAAGTCAAAAAGGAGACAAAGTAATGACAAATTTTAACAAAAATGAAAAAAGGATGGCCTACCTTACTAAAGAGGCAAAATCACACCCTGAAACATGGGTAGAAGATGTGGTTGATAAATATGTATTTGATGTTGGCAAGGATGATCCTAACTATCAAGAAAAGCTAGATAAATATCAATACATTATGGACTTTCAAATTGATTGGTATCACCCAAGCAAGAATCGTGTGTACGCATACGATTTAGAAAATAATACCTATATCTACTTAGATAGAGAATTATTCCTTAGATATATGCGTCCATATTGGCGTGATAAAAAAGAAGAGCAACGTCATAGACAAATAATGGTATCGCTTGATGAACTCCATGATTTATATGAACTTGAACTAGATGAACATGGGCGTCTTATTACTAAAGATAATTACTATCAATTCAGTTACGAAGATGATGTAGATGAAGAAGATGCTAAAGATATCTTAAATGAAGAATTAAAAAACGCAATTAATCAAATGAAACCTATAAATAGAGAGGTTGTTGATTTACTAATGAATGGTAAAAATGCAAAAGAAATCGCTGATATACTGGGTGTTTTACCATCTACAATAAGCCATCGAATTAAGAACATAAAAATTATTTTAGAAAAGTTTAGAAAAAAATAATCAAAATTTTCACTTTTCTATCTATAAGTGTCCCTTAACTCCTGAAGGAAGAAGAGTTGCAAATAATCCTTCAAATAAATTCAGGAGGTAAGAACCATGAAAAAGCAACACAATTACAAAAATGGTTACCGCAAAAGAGAGCCAAGACTAGAGGATGAGCTAGTCGCAACTCTTATCTCAATTTCCGTTGTAACGAGATCGTTAGCCAAGAAAGTGATGATTGATTCACTTAAAAATCAAAACAAGAGAGGTAAATCATGGGCAAGATGAGTGAACTTGATTTAACTCTAAAAGAGTTAAGAGAATCTGCTACAAAGATTATTTCTTTAGTAGATGACCTATATTCTTTATTTTCTTCTAAACCAACGGAGGATGAAAGTCCTAAAGAAGAAAAGAAAAAACTAACTTTAGAAGAAGTTAGAACCTTACTTGCAGCTAAGAGTCGTGATGGTTATACAGCTGAGGTAAAAGCATTACTAAAGAGTTTTGGTGCTAACAAACTATCTGAAGTTAAAGAAGAAGACTATGAAGATTTATATCTTCAAGCCGAGGTGATTGGTGATGGCGAGTCCAACTAGTCATTCGGATTTGTTTAGCCCATCTTCTGGGGCAAGACTCATCGCTTGTCCTGGAAGTGCTAAAGCAAGTAGGGGTATCCCTGAAAAGATTTCTTTATTCTCAAGTGAAGGAACTGATGCACATGAGTTAGCTTCAGTAAGACTATTAAACAGTCTTGGTGAAAAAGCCGAAATAAACACTGGCGACTTAACTTGGTACAACAAAGAAATGGAAGATCATATCGCAGGTTATGTATCTTATTGCAATGAAAAAGTAGCTGAAGCCAAAGAGAAGACAAAGGATGTCGTAACAATGGTGGAACAACAAGTATCTACCGATAGATACGGTGATGGACTATTTGGAACTTGTGACTTTGCAGTCTTAGCTGATGGTGACTTAACGATAGTTGATTTGAAATATGGCATGGGAGTAAAAATTGATGCTACCGATAATGTTCAATTAAAAATTTATGCTTTATGTCTTATTGAAACATTCGGCCATCTATATGACATCAATAACATCAAATTGTGTATCTATCAACCAAGACTATCTAATGTATCAGAATGGAGCATTACAAAAGATGACCTATATAAGTGGTCTGATACTGTTCTTAAAGATGCAATTAGAAAAATCAAGGAAGGTAGCGAAGAATTCCATCCAGGCAAGCACTGTAAATTTTGCAAAGCTAAACCAATTTGTAAGGCATTAAGAGATAAGAATCTCGATGTCGCAAAGAAGGAGTTTCAACCACCGTTTCTATTAACTGATGAAGAGATAGAAGAAATATTGGATCAAGCAGAAGATATAACCGAGTGGTTAAACACAGTAAAGGACTTTGCTTTGTCAGAAGCCATCAAGGGTCACAAATACGAAAAGTACAAACTTGTAGAAGGTAGAAGCAATCGTAAGTGGACTGATGAAGATGAAGTCGCAAAAGTAGTAAAAGATGCAGGATTTAATCCATATGAAGAGAAAGTATTAAGCGTTACATCCATGCAGTCGTTAATCGGAAAAAAGAAGTTCGAAGAATTATTAAATTCTTACATCTTCAAACCAAAGGGGAAACTAACCCTAGCTAAACGTGATGAAGATAAAAGACCTGAAGTCACAACAGCTGAATTAGATTTTAAAGATTTAAATGAAAAAGGAGACAATAACAATGAGTAAAATTATAAATCCAACAAAGGTAATTACAGGTAAAAAAACTAGATGGAGCTATGCAAATGTATGGACTCCAAAGGCAGCTAACGAAGGTGCTACACCTAAGTATTCAGTTAGCTTAATCATCCCTAAAGATGATGTTCAAACAATCGAAAAGATTAAGAATGCTATTAATGCAGCTTATCAAGAAGGTGAATCTAAACTTAAAGGTAATGCAAAAAGTGTTCCTGCACTTGCTGCTATTCACACACCTCTTCGTGATGGTGATGTAGAACGTCCTGATGATGAAGCGTATAAGAATGCATATTTCGTCAATGCCAACTCTGCAACTGCACCTGGAATCGTTGATGTAGATTGCAATCCAATCTTAGACCATAGCGAAGTCTATAGTGGTGTTTATGGTCGTGCATCAATCACTTTCTATGCTTACAACAACAATGGAGCACGTGGTATCGCAGTAGGACTTAACAATCTTCAAAAGATAGCTGATGGCGAACCTTTAGGAACTAAGTCTACACCTGAGAGTGATTTTGGTGGCGATGATGATGGATTCCTTGATTAAGTCATTACATCTTGATATCGAAACCTACTCAAGTACAGACTTAAACAAGTGTGGCGTATACAAATATGCCGAATCCAACGATTTTGAAATATTGCTGTTATCGTATGCAATAAACAATGGAAAAGTGGAGGTGGTTGACCTAGCACAAGGTGAGCCACTTCCAGGATTCCTGGTTGATGCCATTAAAAGCGATGATGTAATAAAGTACGCATATAATTCAACATTTGAAAGAGTGTGTTTATCAAGACATCTTGGAATAGAAAAAGGAAAATATCTGTCGCCTGATTCTTGGAGATGCACTATGACTTGGAGTGCTTATTTAGGACTCGCTTTTTCACTAAAACAAGTAGGTGAAATATTAAGACTTGATAAGCAAAAACTAAATGAAGGTAAGGATTTAATCAAATACTTTTGTGTTCCATGTAGGCCAACAAGCAAGAATGGATATAGAACTCGTAATTATTACTACCATGATAAAGACAAGTGGGAGTTATTCAAAAAGTACAATATCCGTGATGTTGAAACTGAAATGGCTATTCAAGAACGTATTAGTAAGTACCCTGTTCCTGATTTTGTTTGGGATGAATATCACCTATCAGAAACTATAAACGATAGGGGTGTTTTAGTAGATGAAACTCTAGTTGATAATGCCATCGACTTTGATGAAAAAACTAGGGATTTAAATATAAAAACCCTTCAAAACCTAACTAAATTAGATAATCCAAACTCTGTGGCACAGCTTAAAAGTTGGCTCTTTGAAAATGATGTCGAAGTTGAAACTTTAGGTAAAAAAGAGGTAGCCAACCTTATAGGCTATGCCGATGACAAAGTAGTGCAACAAGTACTATTACTACGCCAACAAGTATCTAAATCTTCAATCAAGAAATATCTCGCAATGAAGAATGCAAGATGTAGTGATGGTAGGGTTCATGGAATGTTTATGTTTTATGGAGCCAATCGTACAGGAAGGTTCTCTTCAAAGATAGTGCAACTGCAAAACTTGCCACAAAACCATCTTAAAGACTTAGCTGAAGCAAGGGCTCTTGTGAGAGGTGGAAACCTTGATGCTGTTGAAATCCTATATGAAGATGTACCTGATACATTATCGCAGTTAATTCGTACTGCCTTTATTCCATCAAAAGGGCATAAGTTCATCGTATCCGATTTCTCTGCTATTGAAGCACGTGTTATTGCTTGGTATGCAGGGGAAACTTGGCGTATGGAAGCATTCAAAAATGGTGAGGACATATATTGTGCCTCAGCATCACAAATGTTCCATGTTCCTGTAGTAAAACACGGAATCAATGGTGAGTTAAGACCAAAAGGAAAGATTGCGGAACTTGCACTTGGCTATGGCGGATCGGTTGGAGCACTTAAAGCTATGGGTGCAATTGAGATGGGTCTTAATGAAGATGAGTTAAAGCCACTTGTTGAATCATGGAGAGTAGCAAATCCAAATATTACTAAGTTTTGGTGGGATGTTGATAAAGCAGTCATCAAGGCTATTGAAAATAAAACAACAGTTAAGTTTAAGAATTTAGAATTTGCATATCTTGGTGGGACTCTTTTCATCACTCTTCCAAGTGGAAGAAGACTTGCTTACTCAATTCCTAAAGTTGTTGATGGGCAAATCACTTATATGGGTTTATCTCAAGCAAAGAAATGGGAACGATTAGAATCTTACGGACCAAAGTTTGTTGAAAACATCGTTCAAGCAACAGCTAGAGATTTACTTGTGTATGCGATGAAGAATCTAGATCTACCGATAGTTATGCATATTCATGATGAAGTGGTAATAGATGCACCACTCGATTTAAAGGTCGAAGACGTGTCTAAGAAAATGAGTGAAGTTCCTTCATGGGCTAATGGCTTAATTCTTAATGCCGATGGTTATGAATGTAGCTTCTACAAAAAAGATTAATACGGAGGATTTAATATATGCATTTTTATATATCTGATGTACTTCAAAAAGAAACTAACTCTTATTATCCTCATGAGATAAAAGTGGTTGATGTTGATTCACTTAAGAAAGCAGTAAGCAAAGATTATGTTTGTGCTAAATACAAGAACTTTCATAGATCTAATGCTGATTTTATTATTGCGGATACTTTAGCACTTGATTGTGATAACACGCATACTGAAGATGAAAGCAAGTGGGTTGATATTAAAGCAATTAAAGAGATGCTACCAGGTGTTTCTTTTGCAGTGCATTATTCAAGAAATAACATGAAAGAAAAGCAAGGAAAGAAGGCTCGCCCTAAATTCCACATTTTCTTTCCAATTGAACCAATCAAAAATTATGAAGAATACAGGAAATTAAAAGAGAAGATATTATCAATCTATCCTTTCTTCGACTTTGGTGCAAAAGATGCAGCAAGGTTCTTTTATGGCACTAGCGAACCACAAGTAGAGTGGGTAGATGGTGATATGAATATCCTCGAATTCTTAGATGAGGATAAGTTTGCCAAAATGAACAGTGAAATAGTTATTGAAGAGGGTGGAAGAAATACATATCTATCCCATCTTGCAGCTAGACTATTAGTTCGTTTTGGTGAAGGTGATGAAACTTATAATGCTTTTGTTAAGGCAAATGAAGAAAGATGTAATCCACCAGTTGAAGATGAAGAATTAAAGATGATTTGGGGTAGTGCCTTAAATTTCTATAGAAACACTGTCTTGAAGAATCCTAACTATGTAACACCAGAAAAATATAATGATGATAAATCTTATCGTCCTGATGATTTTACTGATTTAGGACAGGCTACTGTCCTTAAAAATACATATGAGTCATGTCTTCGTTACTCTCCATCAACTAAGTTCTTAGTTTACACAAATGGTTTCTGGCAAGAGTCGGAAGAAAAGGCTCAAAGATTAGTTCAAAAACTAACCGATAAACAATTAAAAGAAGCACTAACTAGAATTGCAACTTTAAACAAGAAACTTGAAAATGGTGGGGTTTTTGACGTTATAGCAACTCTTCAAAAAGGTGAGAACCTTCAAGATAAAATCAGCAAGGATCTATTCAACGATGTTCAAGAACTAGAAACAAATAAGCAATATCTAAAGTTCGTTTATAAGCGTAGAGATAGCAAGTATATTTCTGCAACATTAAAGGAAGTTAGACCTATTGTTGAAATCATGCCAAGCGAACTTAATAAGAATCCATATCTTTTAAATACGCCTAGTGGCACTTTCGATTTAAGAAAAGGACTAGGTGGTTTTAGCGAGCATAAAGCTGAAGATTTTATTACCAAGATTACTACGGTATCACCAGGAAATAATGGCAAAGAATTATGGCTTGATTGCTTAGATAAGATCTATGGCGATGCTGAGCTTATTGATTATGTTCAAAAAATATGTGGGCTAGCAGTAATAGGTAAAGTCTTTATCGAAGCCATGATAATTGCCTATGGCGATGGTGGAAACGGCAAGTCGACCTTTTGGAATGCCATATTCCGTGTTTTAGGAAACTACTCGGGTAAATTATCAGCTGATGCTCTAACTACGAGCGTAAGGCGAAATGTAAAGCCTGAAATGGCAGAAATGGCAGGAAGAAGACTTCTTATTGCAAGTGAATCTCAAGAAGGAGCAAGGCTAAATGAGTCGATGATAAAACAACTATGCTCGACTGATGAGGTGATGGCAGAAAAAAAGTACAAAGACCCTTTTTATTTCACGCCTACCCATATGCTAGTCCTTTATACTAATCACCTTCCAAGAATATCAGGAAGCGATGATGGTATTTGGAGACGTTTAATTGTTATTCCATATACAAGAAAACTTACAGGCAAAGATGACATCAAGAATTATGCCGATTACCTTTATGAGAATGCAGGTGAATATATCCTTTCATGGCTTATTGAAGGTGCTAAAAAGGTTATTGATTCAAAGTTTAGAATTAAGGAGCCAAAGGTAGTAACTGATGCCATCAAGGAATATAAGGAACAATCAAATTGGTTTAGACATTTCTTGGATGATTGTTGTGAAGAAGGAAAAACATATAAGGTTTCATCAAATGAACTTTATTCAGCTTATAGGGATTACTGTTCAAGGATGTGTGAATTTACTAGAAGCACAACTGACTTTTACACCACTCTAGAAAAAAATGGATTTGAGAAATTTACTGAACGAAGAATCAAGTACATCAAAGGACTTAAACTAAAAGATTCTAGTACAGAAGATTTCGAGGAGTTCCTTACATAGTAAGGAAAATAGCCAAAATGACATAGTCTATCATGGTCATAATACAAACTATTGCATATAGCTAAAAAATGGCAAAAAAACACATATAGAAAAAGTTGTATATAGACAGTGATAGACCATGTCATTGGAGGTTGTTATGGAAGAAAAAAAGATTGAGCAGAAGCTTTGTAAAGAAGTGAAAAAGAATGGTGGTATTGCCTTAAAGTTTGTAAGTCCTGGATTCGATGGGATGCCTGATAGGTTGATTCTTATAGCAATAGGTCATATGGCATTTGTTGAAGTGAAAGCTGAAGGCAAGAAACCAAGAAAACTACAAGTCAAAAGACATGAGATGTTAAGAACGATGGGCTTTAGGGTTTATGTCCTTGACGATGAAGAACAAATAGGAGGAATAATTGATGAAATACGAACCTTATGATTATCAAAAATATGCAACTAATTTTATTGAAGAAAAACAAATCAGTGCAGTCTTTCTTTCGATGGGATTAGGCAAAACAGTTATTACTTTATCTGCATTATTTGATTTACTCTTTGATTCATTTGATGTTCATAAGGTTTTGGTTATTGCTCCTTTAAGAGTTGCTAAGTTTACATGGCCTAGTGAGATTGAAAAATGGGAACATTTGAAATTTCTTAAATACTCGGTTGTAGTTGGAACTGAAAAAGAAAGGAAGAAGGCACTTGATGAAAAAGCCGACATCTACATTATCAATCGTGAGAATGTTCAGTGGCTAATTGATAAAAGTGGTTATAAGTTCGATTATGACATGATTGTTATTGATGAATTATCAAGTTTCAAAAATGGAAAATCAGTAAGATTTAAAAGTTTACTTAAAGTAAGACCTTTAGCCAAAAGAATAGTAGGTCTAACTGGTACACCTTCAGGAAATGGACTTATGGATTTATGGGCTGAATTCAAATTGCTTGATTATGGCGTAAGACTTGAAAGATTTATAACTCATTATCGCAATAAGTACTTTATCCCTGATAAGAGGAATGGCGAAATTGTGTATTCGTATAAGCTAATTCCCGGTGCTGACAAAGTTATATATCACAAGATTTCTGATATTACGATGTCAATGAAAGCAGAAGATTATCTTAAGATGCCAAAGTTAATCTATAGGAACCATGAAGTTGATTTACCTGATAATGCAATAGAGGTTTATAGGAATCTTCAAGATGATTTCATTCAAGAACTAAAGGATAAAGATGAAGAAATAACAGTAGCAAATGCAGCTGTACTAACCAATAAATTACTTCAAGTTTCTAATGGTGCTTTATACACAGATAATGGATCAACATTTAAGATCCACGATGCAAAACTAGATGCTTTAGAAGATTTGATTGAAGCATCGAATGGAAAGCCAATGTTAGTGGCATATTGGTTTAAACATGATTTGGAAAGAATCAAAGAAAGATTAGATTCACTTGGTGTTAATTACGGTTGCCTTGATAAAGATGATGCAATCAGAAAATGGAATGAAGGAAAACTTAATGTTGGTTTAATTCATCCTGCATCAGCTGGGCATGGTCTTAATCTTCAAAGTGGTGGAAATGTAATCGTATGGTTCGGCTTAACTTGGAGTTTGGAACTCTATGAACAAACTAATGCAAGATTATATAGGCAAGGACAAAAAGAAGAAAGTGTAATAGTGATTCACATTATTTCAAAAGGAACTATCGATGAAGATGTACTTGATGTAATTCACGGAAAGGCAACAAGACAAAATGCATTATTAAAAGCGGTAAAAGCGGAGGTGTAGGATATGGATAAGAAGACTTATTTATGTAGATATCATAATATCTTGGAAAAGATAGAAAAGAAAAAGCAATATATCGACTTTTGCAATGAAAGAGCCTCTTCCATACCTGGTCCCGTTTATGGTGAAAGAATCAATAATCCTAGTCCAAGTTATGAAGCTCCATTTGTAAGGTGGATCTATAAAGGCATTGAAGCCGAAGAAGAGTTGGAAGAATTAGAAAAGAAAGCGGGTCTTGTAAGAATAGAGATTGAAAAGGCAATCAACACAGTTAAGGATGAAGACCTACAAATGATTCTAACTTATCGTTACATAGATTGGCTTACTTGGAGTGAAATAGCAGCTAAAGTTTATTATTCGGATAAGACAGTTAGAAGGAAACACGACCAAGCTATAGAGCTAATAAAAATTGACCAGGCGTGACCAAGCGTGTCCAATGGTGTCTTTGTCAATAGTGTGATATGATATAATTGGGCGAAAGCCATAGAGAATAATAGTCCATTTGGAGCAATCCTGTGGACTTTTTTTATGCAGTAAAAGGAGGAATGGATATGCCACATAAACCATTAAAACCATGTAAATATCCAGGATGTCCTAATCTTACCGAAGGTAGTTACTGCGAAGAGCATAAAGGACTTGTTGCAAAAGAATACAATCGTTATTCTCGTTCATCTGATCATAATAAAAAGTATGGTCGTGCTTGGAAAAGAATCCGTGATAGATATGCTAAAGAACATCCTTTATGTGAGCGTTGCTTAAAAGAAGGAAGAATTACTCCAATGGATGAAGTTCATCACATCTTACCAGTTAATCGTGGTGGTGGTAATGAAGAGTCAAACCTTATGAGTGTTTGTAAAAGTTGCCACAATAAAATTCATATCGAGCTTGGTGATAGACATCCTAACGAATTCTAGGGGTAGGGGGATTCAAATCTCTAAAAGATTTTATCTTGAAAATCGGCCCTGGGTTTCGTGTGTAAAAATCTTTTTTCAAACGGGGTATTAACCAAAAAATCAAACAAGGAGGTATTAGCCTATGGCTAAAGATGGTACAAATCGAGGTGGATATCGTCCTGGAAGTGGTAGAAAATCAAAACCTTTAATTGAAAAAATCAATGAAGGCAAAACAAAATCAAAGGCAAAATTTGATACTTTACTTCCTGAACCAGCTGAGTTTATAGGTGATGATATGCCACCTGTAAAGGAATACTTAAAAGCAAAACAAAAAAACGGCAAAGACTTAGTCGCTGAAGAAGTTTATAAAGAAACATGGCAGTGGTTGAGGGATAAAGGCTGTGAAAAATTAGTAAGTCCACAATTGCTTGAACAGTATGCAATGTCAGTCTCTCGTTGGATTCAGTGCGAAGAAGCAATATCTGAATTCGGTTTTCTTGCAAAACATCCAACAACTGGTAACGCAATAGCGAGCCCATATGTTTCTATGAGCCAATCTTTTATGAAACAAGTAAATCAAGTGTGGTTTCAGATATTCCAAGTAGTAAAAGAAAACTCATCGGTAGGTTATGGTGGTGCTAATCCACAGGACGATTTAATGGAGCGTTTGCTTAAAGCAAGAAAAACATAAAGATCATACATTTAATAAAAATACACATAGGTCACTCAATTGGGTGGCCTTTTTTGATGGAAGGAGGAATGCAAATGCTAAAAGTTATAGAACTGTTTTCTGGTATTGGTGCTCAGGAACAAGCATTAAAAGAAGCAGAAATAGAGCATAGAATCGTTGCTACAAGTGATATTGATTCCTATGCAAATAAAGTTTATGAAGCTTTGCATGGTGAAAAAATAAATCTTGGTGATATAAAAACAATTCAAAGATTACCTAAAGCCGACTTAATAACTTATTCATTCCCATGCACTGACATTTCAATCAGCGGAAGAATGAAAGGTTTTGATAAAGGTTCAAACACTGGATCATCTCTATTATGGGAGGTTCAAAGATTGCTAGAAGTTGCTCGTGATAATAACGAACTACCAAGATTCCTTTTAATGGAAAATGTGAAGAACATCATATCAAAAAAGTTTATGCCAAAGTTTCAAGAATGGTTGGATTTCTTAACCGAGCTTGGATATAAGAACTTTTATCAAGTGCTCAACGCTAAAGACTATGGTGTTCCTCAAAATAGAGAGCGTTGCTTTATGATTTCGATTCTTAATTATGATGGTGATTTCAAGTTCCCTGAAAAGCAAGAATTGAAGGTTAAACTTCGTGACTTACTTGAAGATGAAGTTGATGAAAAATACTTTTTATCCAATAAGCTCATTGATTGTTTTACTGATATGAAAAATCGTAACGGTCTAATTCGTGGGCTTAGGTTTAGGCCTAAAGGCAAAGACGAAGATTATGCCTGGACAATTACAACTCATGCAGGTAGTAGACCAACTGATAATTACATAATTGAACCAATTCCTGCAGCATTAAGAGGAAGATATGAAAGTGATGGAAAGATTAAGCAACATCTAGAACTTAAAGATGATGGAAATACAAATACAATCACTACAGTTCAAAAGGATAATTTAATCATTGTCCCTGAAGCTACAAAGAAAGGTTATGCTCTTGCTAAAGAAGGAGATGGAATTTATACCAACCGAGTCCAATACAAACGTGGTGTGGTTCAAAAAGATAAGATTCCTACTCTTAAAACCAGTCCTAACGATGTAGCTGTTGTTACCAAAGATATAAATAATTTGATTTCCATAAGACGCCTCACTCCACGTGAGTGTTTTCGTTTGATGGGATGGTGTGATGAAGATATTAATAGAGCCTTTAAGACAGGCGTATCGGATACACAACTATATAAAATGACAGGCAATTCCATCGTTGTTAATTGCCTAACTGAAATATTTAAAAATTTAAAGGAGATTATAGAAAATGTTTGAAAAAGTAAATCCAAAACATCCAGATAAAATTGCAGATAGAATAGCAGGTGCTATTGTAGATCTAGCATATAAAAATCAAAAAAATCCAAGAATTGCAGTGGAAGTCCTAATCGGACACGGCAAATGTCATGTGATTGCAGAAACTAGTGTGTATCTAGACAAAAAAGATGTGATCCATATTGTAAGAAGAATCGCGGGTAAAGTTTATGTAGATTACACTGAAGTTCCTCAAGATAAGCACCTAGCTGATAATCAAGAAGAAAAAATAAGATGTGGTGACAACGGTATCTTCAAAGGCGTGCCACTTACTAAGGAACAAAAGAGTTTATCGACAATTGCAAGAAATCTTTATAGCAGATTTCATAGTGATGGAAAATACATTCTTGATAATGAAAAACTAGTCATATGCCAAAGTAATGCCAAAAACTATGAACTTCATAGATTGTTTCCTAAAGCAATTATTAATCCTTTAGGCGAATGGACAGGTGGAACTGATGTAGATACAGGTGCTACCAATAGAAAGCTTGGTTCTGATATGGCTGATTCAGTAACTGGTGGTGGATTGCATGGCAAGGATCTATCTAAGGCAGACGTGTCTGTCAATATTTATTGTTTCTTAAAAGCACAAGCTACTAATCAAGTTGTCGAGCTTTCATGTGCTATTGGTGATGAATACATAGACAATAGACCATATGAAGAAATAGTAGAAATTGCACGTGAGTTCATTAATGACTTAGGTGGCTTTGAGAAATTTGCTGAATGGGGGTTATTCTAATGAAGACAACGTCTAAATTTGAATTGGTTGATATCAATAAATTAATCCCTTATATCAATAATGCACGTACCCACTCACCAGAACAAATCAATAAGTTAAGAGCAAGTCTTCGTGAATTCGGCTTTGTTAATCCGGTCATTGTTGATAAGGATTTTAATATCATCGCAGGGCATGGAAGAGTTGAGGCTGCTAAAGCTGAACACTTAACCGAAGTGCCATGCGTTTTTGTTGAACATCTAACTGAAGCACAAAAGAAAGCCTATATCATTGCTGATAATAGGATGGCTCTTGATGCAGGATGGAATGAAGAACTTTTAAAAGTTGAATTAGAAGCTTTGGAAGCTGAGGCATTCGACCTTTCATTGACTGGATTTGACGAAGATGAATTAACGGATTTGTTTAAAGGCGAAAAAACTGAAGTAGAAGATGATGATTATGATTTAACAGCTGCTTTAGAAAAAGCAACCTTCGTTGAAAAAGGTGATATATGGGTTGTTGGTAGACACCGTCTTGTTTGTGGTGATGCCACTAATCCTGAAGATGTTAATAAACTTATGGATGGTAAGAGAGCAAACTTGATCCTAACTGATCCACCTTATGGTGTATCTTTTAAGTCGTCTAGTGGTCTTACAATTCAAAATGACTCCATTAAAAATGAGGAGTTTTATCAGTTCTTACTTGCTGCATTTAAGAATATGGTTGCACATGCTGAACCTGGTGCGTCAGCTTATTGTTTCCACGCTGATACTGAAGGACTTAATTTTAGAACCGCATTCATTGATGCAGGATTCCATCTTGCAGGATGTTGCATTTGGGTTAAAGATTCTTTGGTTTTAGGAAGAAGCGATTATCAATGGCAACATGAACCAGTACTTTATGGTTTTTTAAAGAATGGCAAACACAGCTGGTATTCTGATAGAAAGCAAACAACTATATGGAACTTTAAAAAGCCAAAGAGAAATGAAAACCATCCAACATCTAAACCATTAGATTTACTTTCATATCCTCTTCAAAACTCTTCTCAAGAAAATGCAATTGTTATTGATACCTTTGGTGGTAGTGGCTCGACTTTGATGGCTTGCGAGCTAACAAATAGAATCTGCTACACGATGGAACTTGATGAAAAATATGCGTCAGTAATCCTAAGAAGATATGTAGATAACACTCATGACGAAGATGGTGTTTATTGCATTAGAAATGGTGAACAAATACCTTATAAAGATTTGGTTAAAAACCTCGAATAAATGTGGCCAAATCACTTGATATATTTTGCTTTTAGAGTGATGTATATATGTGAATTTTGGAGGTGCAAAATGAGTGAATTAAGAGAGAAACTTTACAAGATTTGTGAAGAAACCGAAACATCAAAAGAAGGTATGGAAAAGCTGGTTGATTACTACATCAAATCGCTAGGATGGTCAGAAGAAAAAGCAGTCGAGTATGCAATCAGCTTATTCCATAAAGGAACAATTAGAAAAATCAAATTTTTAGGTAAGGATGGTAAGGAACTATGAGTAAAGAAGAACTTTTAAAAGAGTATCCGATTGGATCTAGAATCAAACTGTTAAAAATGGATGATATTCAAGCACCACCTATTGGAACGCTTGGTACTGTAATTGGAGTAGATGATGCTTTGTCAATTCTTGTTAGATGGGATAATGGTTCTGGTCTTAATGTTGTGTATGGTGAAGATAAGGTTGAACTTATTTCCATAGCGTAAACTAGCACTTTAAATATATAAAATATATTTAAAAATATACACAAAATGACTTGATATATAAGTGTTTTAGAGTGATATATATACACGACAAAAGGAAAGAAAGTCGAGGATTAAAACATGAAAAACACTGAAAAACAAATTCAAAACATGAAGGAACAAACAATAGGTGTTGAGGTTGAAATGAACAACATCACAAGAAGAAAAGCTGCAAGCCTTATAGCATCATTCTTTGGAACACAAGCTTGGAATGCAGCAAGCGAATATGGTTACATGACATGGGCTTGCAAAGACCAACAAGGTAGGGTTTGGAAATTTCAAAGAGACTGTTCAATTGATGGACCAGAAGAAGAAAAATGCGAAATGGTAACACCAATCCTAAAGTACGATGACATCGAAACTTTACAAGAGATTATTAGAATCTTAAGAAAGAACGGTGCTAAGTCAGATGCAACAAGAGGATGTGGAGTTCACATTCACATTGGAGCAAACGGTCATTCACCAAGGACAATGAGAAACCTAGCGAACATTATGGCAAGCCACGAAAACTTGTTAGCAGAAGCCTTAGAACTTGATAGAGGTAGATTGAACCGTTATTGCAAAACAGTTGACCCTAATTTCTTAAGCCAAGTAAATAAAAGAAAGCCACAAACAATGAGTGCATTCGCAGACGTTTGGTACAAGAGTCAACATTGCGATTATGGAAGAAGCCAACATTACAACGATTCAAGATACCATATGCTTAACTTCCATGCGACATTTACAAAGGGAACAATTGAATTTAGATTATTCCAATTCGATGCACCAAAAGATGGAAAGCAAAACGGACTTCATGCAGGACAACTTAAAAGCTACATTCAATTATGCTTAGCCTTAAGCGAGATGGCAAAAGAAGTTAGAGGAGCATCTTGCAAACCTCAACAACACGAAAACCCTAAATACGCAATGAGAACATGGTTACTTAGACTTGGGTTCATTGGTGAGGAGTTTGCAACTGCAAGAGAGTTCTTAACAAAACGATTAAGTGGTGATGCATCATTTAGAAGTGGAGTTAGACCACAAGTTGGAGGTGCTGCATAATGAAGTATTATTTAGCATATGGTTCCAATCTTAATGTAGGACAAATGAAATATAGATGTCCTAAGGCGATACCAGTTGGAAGATTTGAACTTAAAGATTATGAGCTTTTATTCAAAGGAAGTAAGAGTGGTTCCTATCTAACAATCGAAAAGCATGAAGGAAAGGTTGTGCCAATTGGTGTATGGAAAGTTGATGATAGCGATGAATTATCACTTGATAGGTATGAAGGATATCCAAGTTTCTATTATAAAAAAGAACTAGAAATTGAATTCACCTCATTTAGAGGATTAAAGGTTCATTCAAAAGCGTTCATATACATTATGCATGAAGAAAGAAAAATAGGAATTCCAAGTAAAGCCTATGTTCAGACATGTCTTGAAGGATATAGAAATTTTGGTTTTGATATAAAGCATTTAGAAGATGCACTAAAGATTAGTTTTAAGGAGGTCAAGTAAATGGCAAATAACGGCAATGTTGTAGTAAAGAAATGTCCAAAGTGTGGAAAGGAATATAGGGGTCACCCTGCGATTTCAAGAGAGGATAATGTAACGCCAATTTGCCCTTTGTGTGGCACACGTGAGGCTTTAGAAGGGCTGGGGCTAGAACAGTCCGAGATTGATAAAATAATCGCACAAATTCCAAATGTCGAAGATAAATGAAAATTGAAGACTAAAATATAGTTTGAGGATTCCAAATTCGGAGTCCTTTTTCTTTGGTAAATGGAGGTAATGGAATTGAGAAAACTTAAAAAATATGTGCCAACTAAGTTCAAGGCCAAAGACTCCAAATACGATAAAACAAAAGCAGATTATGCTGTTAGCTTTATTGAATGCCTATGTCATACAAAGGGTACATGGGCAGGAGAGCCTTTTGAACTTATAGATTGGCAAGAACAAATTATAAGAGATTTGTTTGGGATCATAAAACCAAACGGCTATAGACAGTTTAATTATGCTTATGTTGAAATACCTAAGAAGCAAGGCAAATCCGAACTAGCAGCTGCAATTGCTTTATATCTTTTATGTGGTGATGGTGAAGAAAGAGCAGAAATATATGGATGTGCTGCTGATAGGCAACAAGCATCGATTGTCTTTGAAGTAGCTGCCGACATGATTAGGATGTGTCCTGCACTTAATAAAAGATGCAAGATATTAGCTGCTACAAAAAGAATAGTATTTCTTCCAACTAATAGTTTTTATCAGGTTTTATCAGCTGAAGCTTATTCAAAACATGGATTTAATATTCATGGCGTTGTTTTTGATGAACTTCATACTCAACCTAATAGAAAACTTTTTGATGTTATGACTAAAGGTTCGGGTGATGCAAGAATGCAACCTCTATATTTTTACATTACAACAGCTGGAACTGATACTAAATCTATCTGCTATGAAACACACCAAAAGGCTAAGGACTTACTTGAAGGAAGAAAGATTGACCCTACATTTTATCCAGTTATTTATGGAGCAGATGTAGATGATGATTGGACTGATCCTAAGGTTTGGAAGAAAGCAAATCCATCACTTGGAATAACTGTTGGGATTGATAAGGTCAAAGTCGCATGTGAATCTGCAAAACAAAATCCTGCAGAAGAGAATACATTTAGGCAGTTAAGACTTAATCAATGGGTAAAACAAGCAGTTAGATGGATGCCTATGGAAAAATGGGAGGCTTGTAAATCCAACTTTAAACCTGAAGATTTAAAAGGTCGTGTATGTTATGGTGGATTAGACCTGTCTAGTACAACTGATATTACAGCCTTTGTTTTAGTATTTCCTCCAACTGAAGAAGATGATAATTACTACATCTTACCTTATTTTTGGATACCAGAAGAAAATATGGAAGCAAGAGTTAATAAAGATCATGTTCCATATGATGTATGGCAAAGGAAAGGCTATATTGAAACAACTGAAGGAAATGTTATTCACTATGGTTTTATCGAAAGATTCATAGAGGAACTCGGTAAGGTTTACAACATAAAGGAAATTGCCTTTGATAGATGGGGAGCAGTTCAAATGACTCAAGACTTAGATAATATGGGGTTTACTGTTATTCCTTTTGGTCAGGGCTTTTCTTCGATGTCACCACCTACAAAAGAACTAATGAACCTGGTCTTAGGTAAAAACATAAAACACAATGGTAATCCAGTACTCCATTGGATGATGGATAATGTGTGTGTAAGAACTGATCCAGCCGGAAACATAAAGATGGATAAGGCAAAATCAACCGAGAAAATCGATGGTGCAGTAGCACTTGTAATGGCTCTAGATAGGGCAATTAGAAACAATAAAAATGATGGGGAGTCCGTGTATGACAAGCGTGGGCTTCTTTTTATTTAGGAGGGATAACAAATGGCGTTATTTAAAAGAAAAGCTAAGGCTAGAGATAAGCCTCAAGATAAAACCGCAGGTAGTCAATACACGTTTTATATGGGTGGAACTGTAGCAGGAAAAGCAGTCACTGAAAGAAGTGCAATGCAAATGACTGCAGTTTATTCATGTGTTCGTATTTTGGCTGAAGCTGTAGCAGGGTTGCCACTACATTTTTATAGATACAAAGATGATGGTTCAAAAGAAAAGGCGATAGATTCTAATCTTTATCACTTACTTCATGATGAACCTAATCCTGAGATGTCATCTTTTGTATTTAGAGAAACGCTTATGACTCATTTGCTTTTATGGGGTAATGCGTATGCTCAAATCATCAGAAACGGAAAAGGCGAGGTTATTGCTTTATATCCTTTGATGCCAAATAAGATGAGTGTTGATAGAGATGAAAATGGAAAACTCTACTATACATACCAAAGAAGTCAAGATGAAGGAAAAGAAGCAGGCACAGTAACTTTATCAACTAGAGATGTTTTACATATTCCAGGGCTTGGATTTGATGGCTTGGTTGGGTATTCACCAATTGCTATGGCCAAAAACGCAATAGGACTAGCAATTGCTACAGAAGAGTATGGAGCCAAGTTCTTTGCTAATGGTGCAGCACCAAGCGGAGTTTTGGAGCATCCAGGAACGATAAAAGACCCTGCAAGATTAAGAGAAAATTGGAATTCAACATTTGGAGGTTCAGCTAATAGCGGTAAGGTAGCTGTTCTTGAAGAGGGAATGAAATACACACCTATATCTATTTCACCAGAACAAGCACAGTTTCTTGAAACTAGAAAATTCCAAATTAATGAAATAGCAAGAATATTTAGAGTCCCACCTCATATGGTTGGTGACCTAGAAAAATCAAGCTTTTCAAATATCGAACAGCAATCATTAGAGTTCGTTAAATATACGCTAGATCCGTGGATTATACGTTGGGAACAATCTTTAAATAGGGCGTTACTTAATGTTGATGAAAAAAAGACCTATTTCTTTAAATTCAATGTTGAAGGACTACTTAGAGGTGATTACCAGTCAAGGATGAATGGTTATGCCATAGCAAGACAAAACGGATGGATGAGTGCAAACGATATAAGAGAACTTGAAAATTTAGACAAGATTTCCGCTGAAGATGGTGGAGATCTTTATTTAGTTAACGGCAATATGCTCCCACTTAAAGATGCAGGAGCTTATGCAAATAAAAACAATAAGGAGGATTCAACTGATGAAGAAGTTTTGGAACTTCAAAAAGGTGAAGAACGAAACAGGTCAGGAAGAAAGAGTACTAGAACTTAACGGTACAATCGCTGAAGATTCATGGTTTGAAGATGAAATCACACCAAGGATGTTCAAAGAAGAACTGTTAAGTGATAGTGGTCCTATCACCATTTGGATTAATAGTCCTGGTGGTGACTGTATCGCAGCTTCACAAATTTATTCAATGCTTATGGATTATAAAGATACTGTCACAGTCAAAGTTGATGGTATAGCAGCAAGTGCAGCATCAGTTATTGCAATGGCCGGAACGAAGGTCATGTTAGCACCTACTGCAATGATTATGATTCATAACCCATCAATGTCTGCCTTTGGTGAACGTAAGGACATGGAAAAGGCAATTGATATTTTGAATGAGGTAAAAGAATCAATCATTAATGCCTATGAAATTAAGACAAGGCAATCAAGAACAGTTCTTTCTCATTTAATGGATAGTGAAACTTGGATGAATGCCAAAAAGGCAGTTGAGCTAGGTTTTGCTGATGAAATATTGACTGATGAAAAGAAACAAACTCCAACTGAAGCCTATATGTTTGGTTCAAAAGAGTTTGAGATGTCATTAGTTAATAAAATCACTAAAAGAGTCCCTACTCTTAAAAAGGGTCGTAATGTCAACGAATTAAAAGACAAATTAGTCACAATCAAAAAATTAATTTAAGGAGGATATAAAAATGACTAAGCAAGAATTAATTGAAAAGAGAGCTAATCTTTGGAAAGGAATGAATGCCTTTCTTGAAGCTCAAAAGAAAGACGATGTATTAAGCCCAGAAGATGATGCTAAATACAAAGAGATGGAAACTAGATTTGATTCATTAACTAATGAAATCAAGCGTATGGAAAGAATGGAAGCAATCGAAGCTGAATTAAATAAGCCTCAAAATGCTCCAATCGTTAATAAACCAATGGTAGCAAATGAAGATGAAAAGCAAGGTCGTGCATCTAAAAACTATAAAAAGAGTTTCTGGAATGCAATGAGAAGTAAGGCTATTAGACCTGAAGTTGCTGATGCACTTCAAATCGGCACTGACTCAGAAGGCGGATATTTAGTTCCTGATGAATATGAAAACACACTTGTTGAGGCACTTGAGGAAGAAAACATCTTCCGTAAGATTGCTCATGTAATCAACACATCTTCAGGTGATAGAAAAATCCCTGTTGTCGCATCTAAAGGTTCTGCATCTTGGGTAGATGAAGAAGGAACTATTACTGATAGCGATGATGCATTTAACCAAGTATCTATCGGTGCATATAAGCTTGGAACACTTATCAAAGTTTCTAACGAACTTTTAAATGATAGTGCATTCAATCTTGAAGCCTATATTTCTAAGGAATTCGCAAGAAGAATTGGTACTAAAGAAGAAGATGCATTCTTCAATGGAAATGGTACAGGAAAACCTACAGGTATCTTTAATGCTACTGGTGGTGCTCAAGTTGGTGTTACTACAGCAAGTGCAACTGCAATTACTGCCGATGAAATTATCGATTTATTCTATTCTTTAAAGGCACCTTACAGAAAGAAAGCTGTATGGGTTCTTAACGATTCTACGGTTAAGGCAATCAGAAAACTTAAAGATAAGAACGATAACTATTTATGGCAACCTGCGTTAACTGCTGGAACTCCTGATACTATTCTTGGTAGACCTGTCTACACATCTAGTTATGTTCCTTCAATTGCAGCTGGTGCTAAGACTATCGCTTTTGGTGATTTCTCTTATTACTGGATTGCAGATAGACAAGGAAGAATCTTCAAGAAGTTATCTGAACTTTATGCTGCAACTGACCAAACTGGATTCGTTGCTACTCAAAGAGTAGATGGCAAGTTAGTGCTTCCTGAAGCAATCAAAGTTTTACAACAAAAAGCAGGTTCAACTAGCGGAACAGGCTCTAACTAATTTAGGAGGTGGCAGATATGGAGGCTAGAGATTTACTTGATTCAGTAAAACAAAACCTAATTATTGCATTCGATGATGACGATAATTTGATTTTATCTTTTATCCAATCTGCCATCGCTTATGCAGAAGGATATCAACATTTGGATGGTGATTACTACAAAACTAATCCTATGAGTGAAACAACAAAGCAGGCAATCATTATGCTTTCAACTCATTTCTATGAATCTAGAGATGGAGCGACAGCAGGCTTCTTTGCTGATAACACAAGTGGATCTAGTAATGTATGGAACACCATCCATAACCTTTTAAGATTGGATAGAAATTGGAAGGTGTAGGCTTATGGGATTAGGACTTATGAACAAGAAAGCCAAGCTTTGTGAAAGGCAAAAAACAATCGATTCTGAGGGCTTTAGAAGGGCAAAGTTTAAAGTTTTATATGAGATTCGAGTATTTGTTGAAGAAAAGCATGGAAGCGAACGTTGGGCAAATTTAGCTAAATTCTTTGAGGCTACTGACATCTTTAGATTTCGAGTTATTCCAAATTTTAAAGTTAAGACATCACATTTCATTCTTTATAACGACCAGGAATACGACATTTTATCGGTTGAGAACGTTAAGGGCAAATCTATGTATCTTGAGGTTCTTGCCAAACGAGTGGAGTCATCAAGTGGCTAAGTGTACTTATAAACTTCCTGAAGATCTACTTAAAAAGATGTCTAGGCTTGGTAATAAAATGGATGAAATTGCTAAAGCAACCCTAGAGGAAGGTGGCAAAGTTGTACTTGATAAAACAAAATCAAATCTTGAAGCATCGATTAGTGCAACATCAAGTGGGCAGCTAGTCAATGCTTTAGGTTTATCTCCTGTTAAGGTAGATAGAAACGGTAACTATAACATTAAGCTTGGATTTGATGAACCAAGAAAAGATGGTACGTCAAATGCTATGGTGGCCAACATCATTGAATATGGCAAGCCAGGACAACCAGCTAAGCCTTTTTTGAAGAATGCAAAAATAGCAACTAAATCAGAATGTGAAGATGTGATGAAAAGAAAACTAGAAGAGGAGATTAACAAAGCATGAGTATTTTAGAAGAAGTAATCAGTTTGCTTTCACCACTTAAAATTCCAATTGAAACTGGAACTTTTAGTGAAGAAACACCCGACTCATATATTGTGCTTGTACCTTTGCTTGATACTTATCCATTAAATGCTGATGATAAGCCACAAATTGATAAGCAAGAGTTAAGAATAACACTTTATACAAAGTCAAATTATATTCATTTAAAAAATCAAATAATCGCACGTTTAATCTCTAATTATTTTTATATAACCGAGAGAAGATATGGCGGTTATGATACTGATGCAGGCTACCATCAGTACACAATAGACGTAGCCAAAACCTATGAAATAGAACAAGAGGAGGATTAAATCTATGGCAACAATAGGATTAGATAAACTTTATTATGCACCGATTACTGAAGATAGTAATGGGAATGAAACATATGGCACTCCAGTTCAACTTGCAAAAGCAATCTCTGCTGAACTTTCAATTGAATTAAACGAGGCCACTTTATTTGCTGATGATGGACAAGCTGAAGCAGTAAAGGAATTTAAATTTGGTACGCTTTCTTTAGGTGTCGATGATTTAGGTAACGAAAATGCTGTCGCACTAGTAGGAGCAAGAATTGATGCAAACGGTGTGCTCGTTTCAAGTGGCGAGGATGTGTCTCGTTATGTAGCAATTGGTTTTAGGGCTAAAAAATCTAATGGAAAATATAAGTATTTTTGGCTTTATAGAGTTCTATTTGGAATTCCTGCTACATCACTTGCTACAAAAGGTGATTCAATTACATTCTCAACTCCAACAATTGAAGGTACTATTCTTCAAAGAAATAAAGTTGACGGTGCAAATAAGCATCTTTGGAAAGCAGAAGTTACTGAAAACGAGTCAAACACAGCAATTATTAATGCCTGGTATGACGCAGTTTATGAGCCTTCATATGCTCAAAACAATAATGGAGGTAACAACTAATGGTTAACGAAAGAAGTGCAATCATCAAGATTGGTGATAAAGAATATGAGCTTTTACTCACAACCAAAGCAACTAAGGAAATTGCTAAAAAGTATGGTGGGCTAGAGAAACTTGGCGACAAGCTTTTAACTAACAAAGATTATGAAGGAGCAATTGGTGAGATTGTATGGTTAATTGTTACATTAGCAAATCAACCAATCTTAATTCATAACTACAAGAATCCAAACGATAAGAAAGAACTCTTAACAGAGGATGAAGTTGAGATTCTCACAACACCACAAGATTTAGCAAATTTCAAAGATGCTATCACTGAAGCCTTATATAAAGGTGTTCAAAGAAACATTGTGAGTGAAGAATCAAAAAACGCAGTGGGCGAGTAAGCGATGAAGAGTTGTTTACTCGTCTTTTATATTACGGCTTAGCCCATCTTCATCTAACACAGGATGAGGTGTGGTTTATGCCTTTTGGTTTGCTTTTGGATTTATGGGAATGCCACAAACAATTTGAAGGTATTTCAAAGCCAAAAGTAGAAGTCTTTATTGACGACATAATACCTGACGGAATCTAGGAAAGGAGGAAATTGATCATGGCAGAGAATTTTGGATTGAAGATAGGCCTTGAAGGTGAAAAAGAGTTCAAATCAGCTCTTGCTGAAATCAATAACTCCTTCAAGGTTCTAGGTAGCGAGATGAAACTTGTCGAGTCTCAATTCGATAAAAATGACAACTCCGTTCAAGCATTAACTGCAAGAAACGAAGTATTAGAAAAATCGATTGATGCTCAAAAAAGCAAGATAGAAACATTAAGAAACGCTTTAAATAATGCATCTACATCATTTGGTGAAACTGATAAAAGAACTCAAGCTTGGCAAATAAAGCTAAATGAAGCCGAAGCAGAACTTAATAAAATGGAGCGTGAGCTTCAAAACAACAATAAGCAATTAGATACAGCTTCTGGTGAATTCAAAGATGCCGAGAAAAGTGCTGATAAGTTTGGCGATGAGGTTGAAGATGCAGGAAATCAAAGCGATGATTCATCTAAGAAGTTTCAAGCGTTGGGTGGAGTTGTAAAGGGCGTTGCTGCAGGAATGGCAGCTGCAATGGCTGCTGTCGGTGCAACTATTGTGGCAATAGGTAATAAGCTTATTGATTTCACAAAGCAAGGTGCTGAATATGCAGACAACGTCTTAACTCAATCACAGGTTACTGGAATTGCTACTGATAAACTTCAAGAGTACATGTATGCCGCTGAACTTGTAGACGTGTCTGTTGATACTTTGACTGGTTCAATGGCAAAGCAAATCAAATCGATGAAATCAGCTCAAGGTGGATCTAAATCTATGGTAGAAGCCTATGAAAAACTAGGTGTTGAAATCATGAATGCGGATGGAACCTTAAGAGATAGTGATGAGGTTTATTGGGAGATTATAGCCGCTCTTGGTGCTATGGAAAACGAAACCGAGCGTGATGCTTTGGCAATGACTATCTTAGGTAAGTCAGCTCAAGAGTTGAATCCACTTATTGAAGCTGGTGCCGATAAGATGGATGAATTAGGAAAACAAGCAAGAGAAGCAGGATATGTTTTATCTGATGATTTGCTTGCTGCCTATGGAAATCTTGATGACCAGTTGCAACTATTAAGTAATGGTGCGACAGCTCTTAAAAATGCATTAGGAACTATCTTACTACCAATTCTTACTGAACTAGCAAGTGACGGTGTTGGGCTTTTAAGTGAATTTACTAAAGGAGTTCAAGAAGCAAATGGCGATATTTCAAAGATTACTGATGTAATTGGTGAGATATTACCTAAAGCAATCAATGCTGTAATGAAGTACATTCCACAGTTGCTTGATATGATTGCAGCTGCAGTCATTGGAATAGGTGATGCAATTGTTGACAACTTAGATGTCCTAATTGAATGTGCTAATAAGCTGATTCAAACATTCTTAAATGCAATACTTAAGGCTTTGCCAAAGTTAACACAAGGTGCCATTCAAATTGTAACGACACTTGTTAAAACAATACTTGCTAATCTACCTCAAATACTACAAGCGGCTATTCAGGTTATAGTTACTTTGGCTCAAGGTTTAGCCGATGCATTACCTACTTTAATACCTGCTGTAGTTGAAGTGCTAATCCAGGTTGTAAATACACTAATCGAGAACTTGCCTTTATTATTAGATGCTGTCTTACAAATTATAGAAGGTTTAGCTCAAGGAATATTAGAAGCAATACCAATCTTAATAGAAGCACTACCTGAGGTTATTCTTGCAATAGTTGATTTTATCTTAGGTGCAATCCCTCAAATCATTGATGTAGGCATTCAGTTGCTCACATCTTTAGTAGAGGCATTACCTGAGATTATTTCTGCAATCGTTGCAGCAATTCCACAAATCATCGATGGAATCATAAACGCTGTTATCGAGGCTCTGCCTCTAATTATTGATGCAGGAATTAGGCTTTTTGTATCTTTGATACAAGCACTGCCAGATATCATCATTATGATTGTTGAGGCTATTCCACAAATTATTAGTGGGATAGTAAATGCTTTGATGAACAACCTAGATAAAATCATTATGGCTGGTGTTCAAGTATTCATGGCACTTATTACAAATCTTCCAACAATCATTATGGAACTTGTAAAAGCAGTGCCTCAAATTATCTCAGGACTTGTATCTGCTTTTGGTAAAGGGGTAGGACAGTTTGCTGAAGTGGGTAAGAATCTAGTTCAAGGATTATGGAATGGTATTCAATCTTTAGCAGGATGGATATGGGATAAGGTCTCTAATTGGGCATCTAATCTTTGGAACGGAATCAAGAATTTCTTTGGTATCCATTCACCATCCAAGAAGATGGCATTTATTGGTGACATGATGATGGAAGGACTCGCTAAAGGTATCGATGAAACTGCAGGAGATGTTATTGGTTCAGCTGAAGCTATGACAAAAGATTTGAATTCAGTCTTTGATGGACTTGGTTCAGACATGTCTAAAGTTCCTACTGACTTTAATGTTTCATCCAGCGTGGATTCTTTAAGAGATACACAAAACGCAGTAAGAGGAGGCTTAAGTCTTCAACTTCAAATAACTAACTTTAATAACTATTCGGCAGAAGATATCAATTCTTTAACTGAAGAAATAATGGAAACTGCCGATAACTTCATCAAAAGGAAAGGAGTGGTATTCGCATGAGCAATTTTACATTCAATGGACATAATTCAACCGAGTTTGATATAAGAATTCAAAATAAGTCGATTTATTCAGTACCAAAGTTTGATGTATCAGCGATATCCATTCCTGGACGTGATGGAGACTTGCTTAATCCAAGTGGAAGATTTGGTAATGTTGGTGTATCTTACACCTGCTATGTTCCTGCTAAATCCATTCAAGACTTGTCTGACAAGCTGACGAAAATCAAGAACTGGCTATATGATGAGGTCAATCAATACCACGATTTAACTGATTCTTATGATGATAAATTTAAAAGAAGAGCCGTTTTCAATAACAAGCTAGACATATCTGATGAAGCAAGAAAGATTGGAGTGTTTACACTTACATTTTCTTGTTTGCCTTTCAAATATCTATTAGCTGGGTTAGAGGTAATAAATATAACCGATACACTAACCGTTAGAAATCCTTTTAACTTTACTTCTAAACCTTATATCAAAGTTTATGGTAGCGGTGAAGGAACCCTAGTTATTCAAAACGAAGAAGGAAATAAGATATGGCAATTTAGTGATATTGATGAATATGTGGAAATTGACTCTGAACTTATGAATTTCTTTAAAGGAACTGAACTTAAAAATAGCAGTGTTTCTGGCGATGGATTTCCTCTTTTAGTAAAAGGAGACAATGTCTTATCTTTCAATGGTGGGATAACAAGAGTAGAGATTATTCCAAGGTGGGTGAGTCTATGATACCTATTTTGTTTGAATCTACAGCCAAAACATTTAATAACTATGGCATCGGTGCACTAAGAGATACAACATCTTGTGAAATCACCGAAGAAAGAAATGGAAGCTATGAACTAACTCTTAAATATCCAATCAATGGTTCATTATATTCCTACATAAAAAAAGAACGTATAATCGTTGCTAAACCTAATGATCTAGCAAAAAACCAAGCGTTCAGGATATATAAAATCTCAATACCTATAAATGGAATCATAACAGTTAATGCCACTCATATCTCATATGATTTGGTAACAATTGGGGTGACTCCTTTTTCTTTAGAAAACACATCTATAAGTCAATGTGGTGAAACGTTGCTTCAAAAGGCAGTGCTTCCTCATTCATTTACTTATCAAACAGACATGTCTAAAGCAGCTGACTTTGGTACCACGCTTCCTGTTAGTGTAAGGAGCCTAATTGGTGGATCTAAAGGAAGCTTACTTGATTTGTTTGGTGGAGAGTTTGAATGGGATAATTACAAAATCTATCAACATTCAGCTCGTGGTGAGGATAGAGGCGTTGTCATTGAGTATGGCAAGAACCTAACCAAGTTTGAGCATTCATCTGACATTACTGATGTTTATACGCACGTTCTTCCTTATGGAATTTTAGAAGATGAAGAAACAGGGGAAGAAAGTGTTGTGACTCTTCCTGAAGAGGTGCTTCCAATTTCAAATACAATATTACAAAATGGCAAAGTCTATATTAAGGATTTTACCGATGAATTTGGCGAGAACGAGAGAGTGACAGAATATGCACTTAGAACCAAAGCTAATATTTGGATAAGAAACCATCCACTTGGTATCGATAAGCCAACTATAACAGTTTCATTTGAACCTTTGTGGAAACAAGCTGAATACAGTGCAGTTCATGAAAGATTATCACTATGTGATACTGTAACAATTAGGCATCAGATTCTAGGCGTTGAAGTGAAGATGAAAGTTATCAAGACCGTGTATTCTTGCCTTGATGAAAAATATAAAACAATAACACTAGGTGAAGCTAAATCAAATTTAGCAGTAAGGATAAACGATATTGAAGAAGAAATCGAAACTACTAAGAAAGAGGTAGATAGATTTCCTCTTTTATTAACATCGGCTATTTCAAATGCTACAAAGCTAATCACTGGTAATAAGGGTGGATGTGTTGTTATCCACTCGCATGATGATGGCACACCTTACGAACTTTTAATTTTAGATAACGAAAATATCGATGAAGCGGTGAATGTTTGGAGATGGAATCTAGGAGGTCTTGGCTTTTCATCTCATGGTTATAACGGACCATATGAAACTGCAATAACAGCGGATGGCTCGATTGTAGCCAATTTCATCACTTCAGGAACTTTGGTTGCAAACATTATAAAAGCAGGAGTTTTATCAAGCCTTGATGGTTCATCATATTGGAATCTCGAAACTGGTGAGGTAGTGCTAAGAGCTTATGCAACTACTGATTCAGTTAATGAACAAGCAGGAAGAATTGATGAAATAGAAAGTAAGAAGATGTATAGGCTTGTTATTACATCTACAAACGGAAACATCTTCAAAAATGGAGATATAAGAACAACTTTAAAAGCCACCGTTTATAGTTGGGATGAAGATGTCACGGATACTTTAGATCCAAATCAATTTATATGGACTAGAGTTTCTGATGATTCAGATGCAGACGATATCTGGAACATCAATCATTATGGTGGAACAAAAGAGATTGAAATTACAAATGATGATGTGCAGGTAAAAGCCACATTCTATTGTGATTTAATCGATACAACAACTAGACAATCCCTATTGGGAAAAGAGGAGGAATAAAACATGTCTAAAGCACAAGGTCAATTTACGATTATTGATTACAATGATGCCTTAACCTTAACTGGTTATATTGGCTCAAATCATCCTAAAACGCAGATGTATAACCCTGATAATGGATCTTATAGTCCTAACTGGCAATCTTCCAACTTGGTTTTAACGCCAAGCCTTTATGTCATTGGTACTACAACCGACCAAATCACATCATCTGCAGTCACTTCGGTTAAGTGGTATCAAGGAACATCAACTACGGCAATTACGACTGGTGGTAACTATGCCTTAAGTGGTGCCAAGAATCACATCTTGACTGTTAAAGCAAACATCATGGCAGGCCTTGCTGGTGTGGATTTCAAATGCGTAATTACTTACAAAGATGCATCTACAGGTCTTGAGCTTACCCATCCACTTTCTATTTCGTTCTCACGAGTAGTTAATGGTGGTGGTATCGTGGATTTGCTTGTTACTACACCAAGCGGCAATGTCTTTAAAAACAGCGACGTTCCTACATTGACTGCAAAAGCAGAACTTTGGAGAGGCTCATCCGTAGATACTACGAACGTTGGTTATAAATGGGCTATTATGGATCCTTCCGTTACTAGTTCAAGTTCTAGTGGATATGATGCAGATTTTGGTGTTGGCTGGAGGAAACTAACAGACACCACAGGAAAATACACAGGAACGACTACGGCAACCATCACAATCTATGCGGCAGCAGTAGATTCATACGCTGTCTTTAAGTGTTGTGCCACTGATACTGATTCGGCATCGAATACCTACAATTCAAAATTCTTTGATGTTGCGACCTTCATTGATAATGCAGACCCACTTCAAGTAGTTATTACATCAACTGGTGGAGACGTATTTAAAAACGGTCAAGGTTCTACAACTCTAAAGGCGGTAGTTTACCAAGCTGGTGTTGAAGTTGATGCCACAGGTCAAGGAACTTATACCTGGACTAAGTACAATAAAGATGGAGCGGTAGACACGTCTTGGGGGACAAGTGGTCATAAAACAGGCAAGACATTATCTGTTTCAAATACCGATGTAACAACTAAAGCCACATTCATGGTTGAAGTAACAATTTAGGAGGCTGTAAAAATGAGGTCACAAGCTCAATATACAATTTATTCTTTGAATGATGTTTATACAGGAACTAGTGCTCCTCAAAATCCTTATACTGGTCAGTTATGGGTGGACACATCTCAAAATCCACCCTTAACAAAAGTCTTTAATGGCACAACTTGGAAAGAACAAAACGGAACGGATACCATAAAAAGCAACGTTCAAACATTAACAACAAAGCAATCAACATTTGAAACAAATCTAAATGGGCTCACTAGTACTGTTGAATCTCATACACAAGTTTTAACAGGTATTGGTGAAGACTTAGATACAGCAAAAGAAGATATAAATGTTTTAGAATCTGATGTTTCTGCTTTAGAACAAACAGCAAGTTCTATATCAGCTGAGGTTGCTAATAAAGCAAATAGTACATATGGTAATTCTAGCTCATCATTTGGATGGAAACTTCAAAGTTCTGGTTTTGAATTGTACTCAAATAAAAAGACTGTAATGAAGGTTAATAGTTCAGGACTTGAAGTGAACGGCAAGATAACGTCTATTGAAGGAGCTATTGCAGGATTTACTTTAAGCAGCAATGCAATAAAAAATGGAGTAACTTCATTTACTGATACTAGTCATAATGGTGTTTATATAGGAACTGATGGAATAAGACTTGGTCCTAACTTTACAGTTGATCCAACAGGTGTAGTTACAGCAGTAGGATTAAGAATAGATTTAACTGACGCTCAAAAAGCAGAATTAAAAGGTGCAAAGGGCGATAAAGGTGATACTGGTGCGACCGGACCTACTGGTCCGACTGGTCCAACTGGTCCTGCAGGATCAGATGCGACTGTTAACTGGACTAATATTTGTAATGCTTTAGCAGGTTCTAAAGAGTCACAAGGAATATCAAGAGGCATCTATACCAAAAATGGATATACCTATGTAATGGCTGATGCTATAGAAGCTAGTTGGATTAATTCTGGTATTATTTCAGCACTTCAAGGGAAAATTGGTGGCTTCAATATTACATCAAATAGCTTATATGCTGGAACTCCTGGAAGTGAAAGCGGTATTGAATTAACATCAGTATCATTAATTGGATATAAGTCTAACAATGAAAATCAACATAGTACTCAAGCAGTTAGTAAAATCGTAATCAACACGGCTATGAATCTAGTAATTTATATCCGTTCTTATGCTGAATCATCATTTGATTATACTATTGCATCAAAAGTAAATGCTGCTGCATTTCCTACACAATCAACTGATTCTACAGTTTATGCTCATACAAGAGGAAACCAGCAAAGTGGTAAAGGATTAAGTTCATATACTAAGGTAGAATACACAGGACTAAAGTCAGGAGATTATATTTTTATTGTTTATCGCAAGGATGGAAGTGCAAATAGTGGGGATGATAGAGGATATGTTTTAGTTCCAAATACATCAGAGATTTCAGTAACGTCTAATGGTGGCACTTATTACTTTGTACGTGATACATCACTTGATATTAAAGGTGCATCCATAAAAGTAGGTAGCAATTTTAGTGTTGATAATACAGGAGCCTTAATCTCAAAAAGTGGTAAGATTGGTAACTTAGAAATTAATAGTAGTGGTCTTAAATATTCAAATAATACATATGGAAGTTTTAGTATTGGTGAACAAAGCACTGATGACAGATTACCAAAGTATGCAATTGCTGCAACTAGCATGAGAATTAATAGTGCCTATTTTGGATTTAAATCAGATGGTTATTATGGTCAATATTGGTCTCAACTAGATCAGAATGGATTATCAATCTATTATACAGATGGTAATGAAGCTGCTTCATGTAAAACGAATATTTCTATTCAGGATATGATGAAAATACCTGCATTTGAGAATATATTTCCAACTGCTGGAAGGCATGTGAGAATATGGTGTGGAAGGATGTCATTAGCACAAGATGCATGGGGTTCAATTTATCTAGGTTCATATTTTACAAATATATCCTATGTCTATGCAACATGTCAGGCGACTGCTTCAAATGAAAGCCTAAGTGGTACAAAAGGAATTTGTATGACTTATATTAGTGGCACAACAGTTTATATAGCAAATGATGGTTCAGGTACTAGATATGTTACATATTTAGTAATCGGTTATTAGGGAGGAAAGTATGATTATAAAGATTAATGAAAATGGATATGTTGAGAGCCCCTTCATTAGAGATGCAACAATAGAACTAGAAGTTACTGATGAACAGCTAGAACAAATATCAACATTTAGCTTCAATACTAATTGGAGGTATTTAAATGGCGAGTTCGTACTTGAATCTTTAATGGACAATGATTCATTAAGGGCAAGAAGACAAAGAGAGTGTTTTAATATCATCGATAATAGATCACAACTTTGGTGGAATCGTCTATCTGAAGAAGAAAAAACAGAATTAGATGTTTGGTATAGGGCATGGCTAAATGTGACTAAAACAAAAGTTATACCAAATAAACCTATATGGCTAAATTAGGAGGTGAAATATGAGGTCGCAAGCACAATATACAATTTATTCTTTAAATGATGTTTATACTGGCACGACCGCACCAACTAGCCCTTATAAAGGTCAACTTTGGGTAGACACGTCTAAGAATCCACCTATTACAAAGGTTTATGATGGAAGTGCCTGGAAAGAACAAAATGGAACTGATACTTTAAAATCCAATGTCCAAACTCTAACAACTAAGCAGGTAACTTTTGAAACTAATTTGAATGGCTTATCGAGCACAGTAAGTACCCATACTACGCAAATCACAAATATTGGTGATATTGTAGATAGTAACTGTGATGATATTGCTGACCTTCAAAGTGATGTATCTAGTTTGCAACAAACTGCAACTGAGATTTCTGCAACAGTATCACATAAGGTCGATGAATCTTTAGGGGATTCTAGCTCTTCATTTGGTTGGAGTTTAACTTCAACTGGATTTCACATTTATAGCAATGCAACTGAAGTAGTAAAGATTACATCTAGTGGACTTGAAGTAAATGGTAAGATTACATCAACAACAGGAACTATTGGTGGATTTACTATTAATGCTACGAACCTTCACACTGGAACAAAGACATCCTATTCGTCATCTACTAGCGGTGTGTATATTGGAACTAATGGTATAGGTTTAGGCGCAGGTAATTTCTATGTCACATCGGGTGGATCGCTTTACACAAAAAGCGGAACAATAGGATGCTTTACTCTTAATTCGACTTATCTTTATGCAGGAACATCAGGAAGTGATAATTATGTTTTACTTGGTCAGCTTTCTTCATCTAGAACTGTATCAGGAGTTAGTTTGTCAAATTGGGGACTAATTCTAGGTACAAAGTTTGGGGTAACAAGGGCTGGTGTAGTATATGGAAGTGATGTTCATATGACAGGTGAGATAACGGCAACTTCTGGAACATTTAGCAACTGTACCATTGAAGATACTTGTGATATTTATGGCTATGTTTATATGACTGGGTCAGAAGAAGTTAAGTTCTTTGGTGATAAAACCACAATGAATTATGAGTCATGGATTGGTGGAACCGGCACTGCATCGCAAATCACATATACAATTAACGGAACAACATACACAACATATTCGTACAATAGACCTTTCGGACAAATTCTAGTTCCTGACTCATATTCTACTCAAGCAAATGATGGTATGATTTTTGGAATTATGGAAGGAAATAACTTCAAAGTTCAAAACCTTTTATGTGGTGTTTGTTTTACATACAAAAATACAAATTCATATTCATCATATTACAGTGAAGCCTTATTTAGAGCTGGTGATAAATCCTTTATGTGGGCTACCTCTGATTCTGATGTTGGTGAATATAGATTTAGTTGTGGCTATGGAAGTGGAAAAAACATATTTAATGGTGAGTGGTATTTTGGTGAATGCACTACAACAAGTCATCTAGCAGCAACTTATAAAACATCAGGAAGTACATTACTTTATTATGGTGGATTATATGGAAATTGGTATGTAGTTAATAACTTATATTTTGGTGAGGCATCATCAGCAACCAATGGATGTCTTACGTATACAACTCAAAACAATTCTAAATATGCTTATTTATCAGGTGCTTGGTATGCTCAAGAAATAAACTATGGTTACTATGGCGGATATCGTATAAGAATAGATGGTGACCAGATAACTTGGTATTATGGCACGACTCAACTTGGCGAACTTGAATCTTATTCATCAGGGTATGTTGATGTTCAAGGCACATGGAAAACAAATGGCAATAACTGGATTTCCTCATCTGATAGAAGAATCAAAAAGGACATCCTAGATTTTGATGATTCTTATGAGACTCTATTTGATAATTTGAAACCTAGACAATATCGATATGTTGATGGCAATAAAGGTCGTGTTCATTCTGGCTTTATAGCACAAGAAGTAAGCGATGCAGTAATAGCTGCAGGTAAAACAATAGATGAAAATGCATATGTATGTGCCTTTGAGAACAAAGAAGGCGAGACTTATTATGGACTTCGCTATGAAGAAATAATAGCTCTTAATACATGGCAAATTCAAAAGTTAAAACAAAGAATAAAACAATTGGAGGATAAATTACTATGAAACTAATCGAGGTGTTAAACGCTCTTATTCCTTTAAGAGCACTAACTGAAGCAAGATTCACATCATTTAAGAAATCTAGAGAACTTGCTATTTTAAGAAAAAAAGTGGAGTTTGAAGCTGATTTCTATGGAAAAGAAGAGAAAAAGATAGTTGAAACTTACGCTAAAAAGAATGAGATGGGTGAACCAATTATTCTTGATGGTGGAAGAATCCAACTAAAAGATGTGGAATCTAAAATCGCATTTGATAAAGAAATCACTAACTTAAGAGAACTTGAAATAAGCGATATTGAAAAGGTCAAATTAAGTGAGAGTGATTTTGCAGACACGTCTAAGATTCCTACACCTTATGAGCTTATTGCTCTTGAATCAGTAATTGAGTTTTTGGAGGAATAGGATATGGATATACATCAAATCATTATTACAATCGCATCAGTAATTACAGCACTTGGAGTAATCTTCGGTGCTGTTTTTGCTTTTCATAATTGGCTCTTAAAAAGAGAAAAGAATGATAAAGATATCAAATCTATAAAAGAAGAACAGTCCATTTTAACTAAGGGTGTTCTTGCATGCCTTAAAGGATTAAAGGAGCAAGGATGTAATGGACCTGTTACTGAAGCTATAGAAGATATCGAAGAATATGTAAACAAACAAGCACACAAGTAGGAGGTAGCATATGGAGTATTTAAATTTAATTAGTGTACCAGCAATTGCAACAGCAGTTTATCTAATCATTGAGGTATTAAAGAAAGCATTTAATAACAATGAGAAGTTTCTAAGATTAATCCCTTTGATTTCTTTATCAATTGGAGCAATCGCAGGAGTTATATGTTTCTTTTTTATTCCATCAATTATTCCAGCAACAAACGTAGTTGTGGCGATTATAATTGGTGCAGCTTCAGGGTTAACTGCAACTGGTACAAACCAAATCTTCAAACAATTTAATAAAGATAAACAAAACTAACCTAAGCCCACGAAAGTCAGAAATGATGAGTAGTGGGCTCTTTTTTTATGCTCAAAAATAAATTTTTAAAGAAAATGTTTTCATAGGGGTTTAGAAGACTTTTTTATAAAAAACAGGCCTTATTGTTCTTGTTTAGAAAAATAAAACGAAGGTTTAAAAAGAATTTTATCAAAAAGTTAATCTGTGATTAAAAGGCTGATTTGACAAGAAAAATATATGGGTGTAAATTATGGTAAATTCATCAATAATTGAGCTCATATAATTTGAAAATAGGAATTTGAAAGGTGGTGGAAGAATGCCAGTTTTAGACTTGTCTAGTAAAGAAATGAATACTTTAAAAGGGATTCTTTTAGTTGAACAGCAAGATTTAAAAGATCTAATTGAATCAGCTGATAATGCTAAGGATAAAAAGGAACTTGAAGGTGAACTTGAAAGAGTTAATTCGATGCTTCAAAAATTAAATTAATCGATATCAAAACATCAAGACGTGTCTCACTCATTAATTTGGGTGAGTTTTTTATTTATTTTTTCACTTTTTTAATGGAAATTGTCCCTTTACTCTTGAAGGAGATGAATGGCATGACAAATCAAGAGAAACAACAAATTATTAAATTGAAAAAAGAAGGAATGTCTTATTCGACTATTGCATCAATCACTGGATTTAATGAATCAACAATTAAAACAATTTATTCACGTTCAAAGAGTGAACAATTAAAAAAGAAAGAGTTATGTCCGATTTGTGGCAAACCACTAATCCAAACGAGAGGCCATAGACAAAAAAAGTATTGCTCTAGTAAGTGTAAAGACAAATATTGGAGTTTGGTTGGAAAGGGTGGTTCAAATGAACAATAATGAAAAAAACTACCTTAATTCTATTATTCAAGCAATATCTATGGTTAAAAAAGGAATAATTGAAATTGACGAATTTAAAAAAATTGAAGCTAAATTGGCACAAAAATATTGTATTAAGAAAACCAATTTATATCGTTCAAATGACTGGATAAATACTTAAAAAAGAGTGATATATATGATACCAAGTTTGGAGGTGCAAAATGGCTGAAATTAAGATAATTCCTAAAGAAAAAGAAATGCCAAAATTAAAGAAAGTTGCAGCTTACGCTCGTGTATCAATTGACACTGATCAAATGCTTCACTCATTATCTAGCCAAGTAAGTTATTTTAGTGAATTTATCCAATCACATCCTGATTGGCAGTATGTTGGAGTTTACTATGATAGAGGTGAAACAGGTACTAAGGCTTCAAGAGGTGATTTTCAAAGATTATTAGGTGATGCTAAGAAAGGTCTTATTGATATTATTATCACAAAGTCTTTATCAAGATTTGCTAGAAACACTGTTGATTGTTTGAAGTCAATAAGAGAATTGAAAGCAATAGGTGTTGATATTTATTTTCAAGAACAAAATATCCATACCTTATCTGCTAATGGTGAATTCTTAATTACACTGCTTGCAGGTTATGCTCAAGAAGAATCTAGGCAATGTAGTGAGAACGTACTATGGCGAGTTAAGAAAAACTTTAACGAAGGAAGGCTCGCTTCAAAATACGATTGTTTAGGTTATAAAGTAGAAAATAAAGAATTCACAATCATTGAGGAAGAAGCAAAGACTGTAAGAAAAATCTACGACCTTTACTTAAAAGGTTATGGATACTACAAAATTGCAAAGATTCTAAATGAAGAGGGACTTAGAGGTAAACAAGGTGGTCTTTGGAGTCAAAGTTCTATAAACCAAATTTTGGATAATGAAGTTTACACAGGAACGCTTGTTTTACAAAAAACATATTCAGAGAACCATTTAACAAAAAGAAGAATGGTAAACAAAGGCGAAAAGCAAAAGTATGTTGTTGACGAGAATCATGAACCAATTATCTCAATTGAAGACTTTAATAAAGTTCAAGAACTAAGAGCATTAAAAAGAAAAGACCCTAGTAGCTATGTGCCAAAAGGGCCAAGACGTGATTTTATATTCACTGGACTAATTAAATGTGGAATATGTGGTTCAACTTATAGACATAAGCAAGGAGCCCATAAGATATTTTGGAAATGCAATACCTTTTTAGATAAAGGAAAAGATTATTGTGCTTCAACATCGCTTAGAGATGATTGCTTAAGGAAAGCTTGTGCTAAGGCTCTTGATATAACTGTGTTTGATGAATCTAAATTCAAACAAAATATTGACTTTATAGAGACTTATCCAGGAAATAAGTTAGTCTTTCATTTTACTGATGGAAATGCAAAAGAGGTCGAATATGAACCACCTAAAAAAAGGTGTGAATGGTCAATCGAAGCAATAAATAAAGCAAGAGAAAGGAGTAAATTACAATATGCCAAACGTAAGAATAATACCGAGCAAAATTAATCCACTTACAAAGCTGCCTAATGAATCGTTGCAAAAAAGAAGGGTTGCAGCCTATGCTCGTGTTTCAACCGAACAAGAGGAACAAGCAAATTCATATGAGGCACAAGTGGATTATTATACAAACTATATTAATAATCATCCTGAATGGCAGATGGTTGATATTTATACTGACAAGGGTATATCAGGTACTAATTTAAAATATCGTGATGGTTTTAATAAAATGATTAAAGATGCTAGAAACGGTTTAATAGACTTGATTATCACAAAATCAGTATCAAGATTTGCAAGAAACACTCTAGATACCATAAGCTTAACAAGAGAATTAAAGTCAAAAGGTGTGGAGATATTTTTTGAAGAACAAAACGTTTATACATTTGATTCTAATGGTGAATTAATGCTTACAATTCTCGCATCAATGGCCCAGGAAGAAAGCAGAAATATATCAGAAAATGTTAAATGGGGTAAGAAGAAAAAAGCCGTAGATGGATATTCTCAATTAGGCTATAGCAATTTCTTAGGCTACGATAAACATCCAACTGATAAACTTAAAGGCTTTATTGTAAATGAAGAACAAGCTAAGGTTGTAAGATATATTTATAATGAATTCTTAAAAGGTAAATCAGTGGCTACAATTTGCAAGGATTTAACTGATAAAGGAATAGAAACGCCAGCACATAAAGTCAAATGGCATCCATCAACTGTAGTATCAATATTAAAGAATGAAAAATATAAAGGTGATGCAGAAATGCAAAAAACCTTTGTCAAAAATTTCTTAGACCATGTCTCATATAAGAATAAGGGCGAACTTGAGAAGATTTATGTTGACAATCATCATGATCCAATAATTGACAAGAATCAATGGGCTATGGTGCAAGTTGAACTTCAAAGAAGGGAAAATAATAGATACTGTGAAAATAATCCTTTTAAATGCAAGCTGATTTGCGGTGATTGTGGTGGAATTTATGGAAGTAAAATCTTTCATTCTAATGATAGGTATAGAAAGGTTGTGCTAGTTTGTAATGATAAATATAAGAAGAAAGGCGACTTTTGTAAAACTCCAAATTTAACCGAAGAAGATGTTAAGGCTAGATTTATTAAGGCTTATAACAACTTTATGGGTGATAGGACTCAATTGATTGAAGATTGTAATGAAATGATAGAGGTTCTTGATAATTCAAAAGAGCTTGAAGATAAGATTACGACACTTTCAAGTAAAGCAGCTGACATCATTGTTTTGGTTGAGAACTTGATTAAGCAAAACACCGCTGAAGCAATGGACCAGGTTGAATTCAAAAAGAAATATGATGCATATGATAAAGAACATGCAAAAATACTAAGTGATATTGATAATGCTAAAAAGCAATTAGAAAAGAAAAGACTTCAAGCCGATTATATGAGAGCATTTATAGTTGAGCTTGACTCAAAGCCTAATTTACTTGAAGAATTTGATATTAATATTTGGTCTTACTTAATTGAAAAAGCAGTAGTTAATCAAGATGGAAGCATCACGTTTATTTTCAATAACGGAAAAGAAATTAAAATTGCTGGGTGAAAAATCCCAGCTTTTTACGTATTATATTATTGAGGGGTTCTAGAACTCTCCCTAGATAGCACTAAGTTATGGTGTTGCTCGGCATTCAAGTACCTATGGGCCGTAATAGATAGCTGTACGCAAGATTAAGGCAATTAATCAGGTTTGACTCCAACCTAGATAAATGGAGTCTTTTTCTTTACCACGAAAGGGTGTTTCAAAGGTGTTTCAAAGGTGTTTCACTTTTTTGCTAGGGTGTTTCAAAATTTAAGGGGTGTTTCATTTGTATTACCATAGTTGTCCTTATACATATTAGAACAACTGTGTTGATA